CCTGCTGGAGGATGTCCATGTCCTCGTAAAGGCCGTATCGGTAGATGGTGCCCCACCGATCCGACCCGATGGCTCGGGCCTTGCGCTTGGTTCTCATGACCATTGCTCCTTCCTCCACTCCCGCTTTTCACGGGAGCGGAACATGCGGTGCCACCTGTAGGCACCTCTTTTCCCCTGAGCCTTGCTGTCGGAACAGCAACCCCAGGGACACTCGTTGCGGGCGCGCTTGTCGCCCATCATGTGCGCCATGTCACCTCCTAGTGACTAGCGTTGGGCGCGTTGTCTTTCGCCCAATCGATTGCTCTTTCCATGGCCGCTGCCAAGCTTTCTGCGCTCCCACTGAGAATGAGAACGCTGTCGTCTTCAAGGCTTGGTGCGTACCACACGCCCAGAGGAACGAAATCATCGCTCCGGAGAACGGCGCATTCCTTAACCTTTCCCCACTGGGCCACAGAGAATGTGAACCCATTGGGGAGAGAGAATTGGATGCTGTTCATGTCACCTCCTAGTGACTAGTCGTGGACTCCCGACAAGTCGGGGCGGGTCTTCTCGATCTGGCGTTCCGCCTGACCGATCATTCGGTTCATCTCGGCACGCATGGTGGCGATGTCGCCCTGAGCCTGCCGAGTAGAAGACTCGGGAAAGATGCGGTACAGGTGGTCGTCCAACGCATTTTCGTATGACTGGAGGATGTCCTCCAGCAACTGAAGCGTCTCGGTGGACGTTGTGATGGTAATTTTTGCCATTGTTGTCACCTCCTCTAGTGACTAGCTGGGACTGGGAGAATTGTCCGTTTTTGTCGAGAACGGATAAACTCGTCTGGTTCACGGGTGGCAAGCCCCCGTTAGTCCCGATGGGGAGTGATGCCCCATCTCGTGCCTTTTGACCAGAGTGCCCACGGCAGGATTCGAACCTGCGACACACGGTTTAGGAAACCGTTGCTCTATCCCCTGAGCTACGTGGGCTAGTGGCTAGCATGGTGGTGGGAGGTGGAGTCGAACCACACCGGCACCCTCCCCTCTTATGGGGGTTGTAAGCGCCGCGCCTTCTCCTCTTATGGGGGATAAGAGGGCTCCCACCAGGAGTGTGCTACTAGTGACTAGCGGACCCGTCTGGGTCAGTTGAGGGCGAACCCTCGGTATGCGGCCTCGGTGATACGGCTGCTGATGGCGTCCGCCACGGCATCGAGGCCCTTGAGAAGGGCGTAGTCGGCGTCGACGATCTTCTTCATCGACTCCGTGGCCTTCTGCTTGAATGCCTTCTCCTGGCGCTTGACTTCCTTCTGGAAGTCGGCCAAGGGCATTGCCTTGCTGGGCAACTCCAGAGACGGCAACTTGAGCGCCTTCTCTGCCCGCTTCATGATGGCGTAGCCCTTACGGGCCACGAACTCCATCTCGCTGATGTGCTTCTGGCACTCCCGCAGGAGAGCCATCAGCTCGTCGGCTTCCTCCTGGGAGGATCCCGTCAGCTCGCGGGTTGCCCCATCCAACTTGGAGAGGGCGACCTCCGCCTCACGGCGGATGGTGTTGTCTGTCTTGGGCTTCTTCTTGTGTGTCTTCATATTTCCCCTTTCAAGGGTCGTAGGAAGACGGGCCCGCTAGCCACTAGGAGCAGATTGGTTTGGACGGCAGCACAGTCGCGACGCGCGCCTGTCCGAGAACGGTTGATGGTTGGAGTGGCTCGGTTGGTTCTCCTAACCGTGCTGACTCAGTCAGCGAGGAAGGCCGACACCTTGTCGGCCAGGTGGCGGAGGTACGACTCGGTCGGGTACACTTCGTACCCGTTGGCCGAGTCGCCACCGATGCGGGGCAGGTGGTACTGCCCCGCGAGGACCTGCTCGAACGCCACCGGCGCACCGGTGACCGGGCAGACCCTTTCCTTTGTGTACTCCCACCTCAAGATGAGGTGGTCGATGCCCAACAGACCGAGGACATCGTAGTGCTCCACGTGGAACTTGCTCATGGGTTCCCCTTTCAAGGGTTCATGAGCCACTCCAACCATCGGGGAGAAGGGGACCGATGGCGCTGGCATGATAGGGGGTATGCCTGCTGCCTTATGGGGGTCGGTCGACTCCCCAAGAGGTGGGGGCAAGGGTTGCTAGTAGTAGCGTACCCTCGCCCCCGGTTAAACAAGCGGCCTGCCCGGTGTGGCGATGGCCGCTTGTCCTAGTCAATTACAATATTGACTAAGATCTTGGCCGGTGGGCTAGTGACTAGCACCAACCCACCGGCCTTGCTCCCAATGGTCGGAAGGGGCAGAGGACACCGAGGGGTAATCCCTCGGCATCCTCGGCCCCTTATGAACGTGGTCAGAGTGTCTCCCGCCTGGTACCAGACTTACCCGGATACAACCGGACGGCATGCGAGTATGGTGTACTCGCTGGGTCGTGCGCGCGCCCCTTGTGGGGGTCGCTTCTGCCCGTGGCTCTCATGGGGGCGATGTAGTATCCACCTTGCTTAGGGGTGGTCGCCCCACCACTTGGGCGGGCCTAACTCTTACACGTTGATGTAGGGGACAGGGATATCCCGGCACTGAGGCCAACTCCCTTGCTCTGCGGTTACAGGGCGCGGCTTACAACCCAGGCTTGAAGGCCGTCCACATCCTGCGCCCCCAACATAAGTTGGTTTGGCCATACCTCCTTGACCAACGTACCGGAGTACATTGCGGTTGGGCCGTTCGGCTTACGTATTGCCTGGCAGGATGGGGGGTTCGCGCGTTGTTACACAGAGGTCAGCACCCCTCCCATGTGATTCCCATGGATTACAAACAGGCCCTTATCAGGCCTACTCGCTAGCCACTAGCGCGGCTTATCCACAGGGGAGGAGGCTGGCCGGTCACGTCACACTAGATGCGCGGAGTCACCATCTCTCAGGCCAAGCGCGCCTTGATGGCGGCGAGCTTGACCGACTGCTCGAGTGCGAACTCGTAACCGGCCTCCGTGAAGGGGGCGAGGTCGTTGAGAGCGCGCTCGATGCGCTTGATGATGGCATCGACCTGCTCGGCAGGGGTGGCCTCGGGCTTGGGCTCTTCGCCCGCCTTCTTGGCCTCCTTGACGAGGTGGTCCGATGCGCTGACCACCGCCTTGTACGGGAGGGTCTTGCCGTCCTTCAACTTCGAGGCCTTGACCTTGAGGAAGTTGGACAGCGCGACCACACCGGTACCGGTCTGGTTGTGGACCGCGTACACGGCCTTGCGCACGTCGACGGCCGGAGTGCCGTCATCGGTGAGCGTGGCCAGGTAGCGCACGGTCTCGGTCATGACCTTGGCTGCGGCGGTCTTGAGACCGAACGCACGAGCGACGTCGCTCTCGCCCCAGGTGGCGCCGAAGCGCTTCGCCAGGTCGAACGCGAGGTCGCGCACCAGGTCACCGGCATCGCCAATCAGCACGCCTCGGGCGTACAGTTCGACGGCACCGTTGCCGTTGTCAGCGACGACCTTGTCGTAGTCAGCCTTGAAGGCCTCGACGATGTCGGTCATCGGTTGGATGTTGCTGCGGGTCATGGTAGCCATGATGTTCCCCTCTCTGGTAGTGAATGGACACTGGACAGAGAGATAGCAACTCCGCGCACCGTAATGCTAGTGACTAGCCAGCCCCCACCTCTGTGGATAAACCTGTGGATAACTCATAGACCCATTGCTAGGCCTGTGGATAACCCTGTGGATAACCACTGGTAGGGGGCTGACCCTGTGGATAACCACAGATGTCCCCATGATGCTTCTGCCAGGCCGGTAGGCGCCTTGCCTAGCAGGGGAGGATCAGGTACGCTAGTGACTAGCGCACCCCGATGCCACCACCCCACAACTAAGTGGGGGGTGGGGGGTGACCCCCATCACTAGTCGCTAGCAGGTCGCCGGAGCGGGGGCAGTACCCACCCGCCGATAAACACACCACTGCGTAATAGCCCTATTCGAAATGGGGGGGGTTACCTGTGGATAACTGGGCACCTGTGGATAAGGTAATGTAGACCTATTCACAAGGAGGATCTATGGATCAAAGTACACTAGACGAGATGAACTCCATCGTATGGTGGCACCCCATTCAGATTGGGGAGCACACCACCAATGGGCTGAGCGTAGAGGCCCCTAACACCTTTGAGAACCTAGGACTACCTGAAGATCTATCTGGACTGTCTGTACTGGACATTGGGGCCTGGGATGGGTATTACTCATTTGCTTGTGAACAACGTAATGCGGCCCGAGTGGTCGCTTCCGACAAGTTCGTATGGAAGGGAAGAGTTATCCACAACGGGTCTCAAGTCGGTGACTCTGGATTCGACTTTGCCAAGAAGCACAGGAACTCCAACGTAGAGAAGTTAGTAGCGTCTGTTGAGGAGTTGAGTCCTAAGAAGCATGGGAAGTTTGACATCGTACTCATGCTTGGGGTTATCTACCACGCTAAAGATCCGATTGGGTACCTAGAGAAGGCCAAGGCCATGTCCAACGGTTTAGTAGTCATCGAGACCCATGTGGACATGTTAGACATACCATACCCAGCAGCTCGGTACTATATTAAGGATGAGTTGAACAGTGACGATACAAACTTCTGGGGATTCAACCCGGCAGCTGTTCAGGGCATGATGCAGGATATTGGGTTCAAGAACATCACTTCTAAGGGATTACGTACCGGTACTAGGTGGGTGTTCACCGGTACCGTGTAATGGTACCGGCGTAATACGCTTTTCAGTATTTATTGCTATCTGGCCGGTTGCGCGGCCTTGGTAGCCGTGAAATTGGAAATTTTCCGGGTTACCTGGGCGGTTACGCGATGATCTATAATATGCTTATACAGCGTAAGAGCTACTAGAGACTTAGGGGCAGCCATGTTCAAACCAGACGACGTATTGTTTCCAGGTGGCCAGCGGTACGGCGACTACCACGACGAAGTACTCGATGCTCCTTACACCACCGCGCACCACGCAACTGATCATCGTGGTCGCAAGATCCACGCCGGTCGTAGGACCGTTGAGAGTATGCGTCGGGCCATGAGCACCGACAGTATGGCTCGTGGTATGGCCACCGGAGCGGCAATTGGTGGGGCACTAGGTGGCATGGTCACCATTAACCCCATGATGCACGGAACCGTAGGTGAGTTCCTCGACCCATCACGTATCGCTTCAGGCGTCCCAGGTGCAGTTGCCGGTGCAGCTATCGGTGCTGCCTCTGCCTACGGGCTTCGCAAGAAGCTTGGTGACTGACAGTGGCCAAATACATGGGCCCCTCCCGGCCCTGCCATGACTGCGCTGAATCAGGGCAGAGCGTCCCAGCTACCGAAAACCTTGGTATGCGGGCACGTAACGCCAAGGGTGACCGTGTTCTTGGTCTGTTCTGCTCTCGATGCGCTGCCTACAGGTTGGGTAAAGGTCGTGAATTTGATCGAGAGGCCGCTAAGGCCAACCCTCAACAAAGAGAACAGGTGACAACTACCCCTCGTAGTGCTAACTTCGCGGCTGGGCACGGAAAGAATGAGCCCGGGGAAACCTTTTACCAACCATCACTATTTGACGAATAGGAACAAAATGGACTTCAATGAGTGGCTTAAATACGGAATGGACAACAATTGGTGCGGTCCAGCAGTGTGTGAGACCCATGATGGCCTTCCAATGAGCGAGGCTGAGTACGAGGATTTCTACGAAAACGATCCTTGTATCCACATTGTTCGGTTGTACACCGACGAAGATCACGCTCGGGCGGTTGAAGAGGCCCACTCGCCGTCTGTATGGCGCAAGTAACGCGACCAATTCACCACTTTTACCACGTTTACGCTGATGGGGCGTGGAAAGACAAGGTGTCAGACCACGTACGAGCCCTACGGCAGTACGGTTTGTACGACAATTTGACCTCATTTAACGTAGGTTGCGTTGGATCGAACCGAAATATCACCGAAGTACTCGATTTTTTTGACATACAAGGCTTAAATTGCAACCTTATAGCCAGTGGACCGACCGGATGGGAGCAAATTACGCTCGATCCGCTGTGGGAACTCGCTAAAACCGACCCTGAAGCCCACTTTTTGTACTGCCACACCAAGGGAGCAGCCAATTATGCCCCTGTAAACGAGAATTGGCGTCGTGGAATGACCAAAAAGCTTGTTGTTGAGTGGGAAAAGTGTGTCCAAGCCCTCGAAGACTGCGCATCCACGGTCGGATGCCACTATTACCGCATAAATCCGGACAATCCGAACCCATTTTGGGGCGGAAACTTCTGGTGGGCGTCCGGTCAGCACATAAATCTGTTAGAAAAGTGCTCTCGGGAGCACCGGCACTGCGCTGAAGCGTGGATTGGCACTGTCCGAGACCACCCGCTTTACAAACCATACGATGTATGGCCCGTACCTATAGGTACTACACCTGAACCTTACTGAGTCGCTCCACCATATTGGCCCCAGTAGCCTCAAACGAGAACCTGTTAGCGATATCCCTCTGTGCTTTTTTGCCTAGGTTGGCTGCCCACACAGGATCTTGATAAACCTTGCGCATGGCGTTGGCGGCAAAGGAGGTGTTGGGTTCCGCCCACCGCATACCGGCTTCGTATGGACCCTGGTTTGTGTTGATGTACGTGTATTCCCACGGAACTGGGATCGAGTTGTCCTCAGTCATGAAGTCCATGTTTCCTGAATAGGCAGTTGCAATAACGGGCTTACCCAGGCACATTGCTTCCGATATCGTTAGGCCAAGACCCTCTGATCGGTGTAAGGAGACATAACAGTCGCACACGTTTCTTAACGCAGACACCAAGTCATGGTCAAGATGCTGATTGAAGAATTTAATATCGCTCCGACCATCAGCCTTAACCATCAAGTTCTTAAGGGAGTGTGGAAACACATGGTCATTGAGGGATTTGATGACCAGTACCGGTCCCTCGTTTTCATGAAACGCAATTTTAAAAGCTTCTATAACCGCAGCCGGGTTTTTTCTGGCTTCGATACTACAAAAATCAAAAGTAAATAAAAATGTAAACCTGTCTGGATCAAGCGCAAAGTTTTCTTTAGTAACATCTTTTTTTATTGCTGGAGTTATCAACGGCAACGGCATATGGTGTACTTCCATGTCGGCTGGAGCGTACTTCCCTACAGCCTCTTGGATAAACTTTGTTGGGGCCCAAAGCTCGTCAACAAATTGGTAACCAACACGGTACTGCTTTGGTACATCTTCTAATTCCCAGAACCATTGTCCGATGACATGTCGTTCACGAAACACTTCTGCACCATGTTGTTGCAAGATCAAAGGCATCTCAGTAGAGTTGACACTAGCAATCATAATTTTGTGATGCCAGGCGTTATCTGGTACAAAGGGATGCCTGTTACGGTGGTTTGGAACTTCTATGTTGATAGTTGACACTGGGACATTACTCTTTTTAAGAGTCTCAGTAAGAAGCCGCCCCGCCTCACCAAGACCAAATTCTCCAGTAAAGAATCCAACAACATCTACACCGTTCATGCACACTCCTTAAACACTTTAAGATACCATCCAATACACCGGGTGATGCGTCCGGTTGACGCAAGGTGTCTTATACACACTCGTAGGTGGGTTCAACTCCCACACCCGGTACTGATACAATTGATAAGTGAACGAACCACCAGCTCAACAATGTGATACCTCCACGCAGTGCGTTTACTGTGGCGGCCAGCTTGTACCAGAACACGCACACTATAAGTGTAGGGATTGTGGACGCCGAGACGCTTGCTGTGAGGGAGTATATTGATTAAAAACGTACTTCGAAGTATCATGGGTATTTCAAAGTGGTCATTATTTGTTTTAGCAATCTTTCCAGTAAACACAGCGAGAGCCGAGCCTACAACTTATACGGTTACCGGAGCAAATGACCTCTGGTTTACCTACACGGAACCTTCAGACTTCAAGGTTCGCACTTACGCATGGGAATACAGCATTGACTCCATGCTCTGGTTGTACGACGCAAACGGTGTCTTACTTGCCCAAAATGATGATTACTTCGGGCTGGACTCTTGGATTGAAATACCCGTCCAACCGGGCTCGTATAGGCTTCGCACAGGTGTGTGTTGTGGAAATCCCGACGCATGGTATGGTACGTCATACCGAGTTGAACTAAACACCACCCCCACTAACGCCCCAGAGACAACAACGACATGGCCGGAAACTACAACATCCACAACTACGACGACGACCAGTACTACCACTGCCCCAACAACGACTGTACCTGTCACCGAACCACCAACTACCACGACAACGACAACAGAACCCCCCTCCACGACGACTACTACGAGCTCTTTAGCTCCAGAGACGACGACGACTGTTGTGGAAACGACTGTTACATCTGTTACCCCGGTCGAACCCACTGCCCCTGTGGTACCTACTACGACGACTCCCTCGTTGCCGATTGCCCCACCTGCAACCCCCCCAACGCTCCCCCCTTCTACCTCCACTACAACAACGGTCGTCTCAACGTCTACGAGCACCTCCATACCGGAGTCAACCAGTTCGTCTACCAGCACGACCACAACGACGACTGTGCCTGTGGAGAATGGCCCACAGATTTCTGAAGAAGAACTGGCTGACCTATCTAGCGAAGAGCTTAACGACCTAGTAGAATCTATAGAAGTAAGTTCACTAACCGAGGAATCCATCACCGCTGTCTTTAGCGAAGATGTACTAGATGAACTATCTGATGATCAGGTAGCAGAACTTATTGACGCGATTGTTCCCGAGGAGCTTTCCGACGACCAGGCTGAGGCCCTATCAGAGGCTCTAACCAACGCCCCCGAGGACGTCAAAGAAGAGTTCGAAACCCAGATCAACGTATTCGGAGGCCAGTTCGACTCGTATGTTCCGACCGGGTCGGCCGTCCCAGTTGGTACACGACGAGTAGTAGTTGCTGCCGCAATAGCTAGTTTTGCAGCCCCTGTACCGACAAGCTCAAGGAAGATCAAATGATTAAGAAGCTTTTCAAAGAAACCTCTTCACTTTCGTGGACCCTGGGCGGCACCGCCTTAGTCCTAATTACACTTTCTGGCGCAACCAAGGCGATTGGTTTGTGGATATCTGGTGTGTGTCTAATTGCCCATTTTTTGGGTGTTCTTTTTACAAAAGACGATGGGGAGGCCAAGTGAGAAAATATGTACTAATATTTACCTTACTGGCAGTTACTTCATGTTCGGATAGATATAGGAACCCCGCAGATGACCCAAGAAACCAGACCCCAACGACCAGTTATCCAACGCAGGAAGCGCCTCTCCCCTGAGGAACTGGAGGCCCGTACACGGGCGGTAGTAATCCTAACCCTGGCCGGTGTATTGATGTTCAGCGTTTGCGCGTTGTTGTACTCGTTGATTTTTGTGTACCAACCTTCAGAGCAATCCCCGAATGATGCTGCGTTTCTAAAGATCCTTGAGCCCCTGATGTTCAGCATCGGTGGCGCCCTAACCGGCCTGGCCGCTGGACGAGCCATGTCCGCTAGCAAGCAGGAGGACAAAGACTGATGGAACCTGTCTACATCCCGATTGTGGTAGCGCTGATTGGTGGTCCGGTAATGTGGTTCCTTAACCGGCTCGACAAAAGAAACACCGAACAGCACGGGCGGTCCATGGAGATCCTAGAAAGGGTCGAAACCAAGGTGGATCGGGTTGACGGAAAAGTAGACAGACTTGATGGTAAAGTGGACCGTCTCGACACACGGGTGACATTTTTGGAGGCCTCTCGCCCCACGAAGCCCACACAGCGTAAATCAAAAGCTGTATAATAAACACTGAGTGCTCTACTGGGTGGGCCGTCTGCGGGCGGTCCACCCACTTTATTTATGCGTTAGAATGGTGGTATGCCCAACGAGCTCAAGTACCGAATTACCAAGGGATTGCCTTGGGAGCGCCTTATCATGGTTAAAGATAAGGATAGCCATCGCATTGTTAAGCCCTCCGACTCCTGGGGGCTAATCAAAACTGGGGACGTCACCAGGGCGGAGTTAACAACCACCATTACAACCGAGGGTGGTATTGTCATATCTCTCTCGGAAGAAGAAACTAAAGACCTACCAGTAGGTACTTTGGAATTTGACGTCATGGCTATTCTTCCGATTAGGTCTATCGCCAATGGGGTCATATCAAACGTGACCACCCCAGTGGCTAAAGGTACAATTGTTGTTACCGATGTCGGGACAATTACGCCGTTGGAGGAGATTGATTACATGGAACTCAGGTTTAGTGAGGGCGAAGACTTCTATCGTACATTCACATGGCGAGACACTGATGGTGACATTGTCACGGTACAGAACGCTTACATGCAGGCTGCCAACTCATCGGGAACCGTTGTTCTTGATCTTCGTTGGTATTCCACACCCCCCAATGAAGCAACCATCGAAGGTTTGACCGCTAACCGTCGAGGTTACATTTCCCCAGCTACAGGGGCAAGTTTGATTGTCCATGTGTCAAACACAAACACAATTGCAGCCGGATCGTATGACTTTGACATCTTTGTACAGGACTCTGGTGGAGACTGGAGTAGGTTGACTAGGGGTGCCCTCGTAGTTGAACCTTCGGTGTCGGTGAAGCCATAATGGGAACGGTATACGTTGATAACAATAAGGGTTCTATCGAGGTAGTCAAGAACGGCCCAAATACTGTTGAGGTAGTTTCACAAAAGCCCAGGTCATCAGTAACGGTCTCTGATACCAAGACTTCAATTGTTGAAAAGATTGCCCAAGGACCTACTGGCGTTCAGGGCCCACAAGGCGCGCAGGGCCCACAAGGCCCACAAGGTCCCCAGGGTCTACAGGGGGATTCGGGTGGGTTCTATACCCACACACAAAGTGTGTCCGCTTCTACGTGGACAATTAATCACAACTTGGGTTATTACCCTTCCGTTAACGTCGTAGATAACGGGGAAAACGTAGTAATAGGTGATGTAACATATGTGTCGTTAAACTCTCTAACAATTTCCTTTTCCGCCACCTTTGGCGGCAAGGCCTACCTATCGTGAGGCACCATGGCTAAGTTTTTAAATAACGTAAACCTGTCCGGTAACGAATTACTCAATGCCGTTGTACATAACGCAGGTACCGCCCCCTCGACCAACGCCAAGGCCGGTGGTATTTATTTCGATACCAGCGGTGGGGCCAATGTCCTCAAATACCACGATGGTACTAACTGGGTTACCGTCTCCGCCGGTGGATCTGGTACTTGGCAACCATACGACGCCGATCTCGCCTCAATTGCCGCTCTTACCGGAACCTCTGGTTTTCTAAAGACAAACGGATCTGGTACATGGTCTGTCGACACCAGCACGTACTTGACTTCTAGCACCGGTGTTACCAGTGTTAACGGTGCAACCGGGGCCATCACTAACGTAGCCGTAACTACCTCTGGCCTTGGTCAGTTTGCGTCGACCACGTCTTCATCTCTGGCAGGAGTAATCTCCGATGAGACCGGTTCTGGGTATTTGGTGTTCAACACCAGTCCTTCATTTGTAACGTCAATAACTACGTCGAGTACCACGTTTGACCTGGTAAACACCACCGCAACCACCGTTAACTTTGCCGGTGCAGCTACTACAGTTAACGTAGGTAACGCCGCTGGTACAGTCGTTGTAAAGGGTAACCTGACTGTTGAGGGAACCACGACCACGATTGACTCAACGACCCTGACAGTCAACGACAAGAACATCATTCTTGCTGACGGTAACAACTCAGATGCCGCCGCAGATGGTGGTGGTATCACCCTAAACGGCGCAACCGATAAGACCTTTAACTGGGTTGACTCCACTGACGCATGGACCTCGTCGGAGCACATGAACTTGCTCACCGGCAAGGCTTACTATATCAACGGGACCCAAGTTCTAAGTGGTAGCGCCCTTGGTTCTGGGGTAACCTCCTCTAGCCTGACCAGCGTCGGAACCATTGGAACGGGCGTCTGGCAAGGCACCGCCGTCGGAGTGTCCTACGGTGGTACTGGCGCAACCGATGCCGCTACTGCTCGTGCAAACCTTGGGGCCACCACCAAGTACTCCACTAACGTAGGCGATGGTTCTAATACCACTTACACTGTAACCCACAGCCTTTCAACTCGGGACGTGCAGGTGTATGTGTACGAAGCTGGAAGCCCCTACCAACAAGTTTTCCCTGATGTCAAGAATGCTACTACTTCAACTGTAACCTTGGAGTTCTCGACAGCCCCAACTTCCAACCAGTATCGTGTAGTTGTCGTAGGCTGATAAAACTTAAAGGAGCCGTATGGCTAACTTTCTAAAGTCCCTTTTTGTAAAGGGCATAGAAATTGATACGGCTGGGGCAGTAACCGGTGATGTTCTTAAGTACAACGGGACGAAGTTCGGTGCAGCCTCCGCTGGCGGTGGGTCCAGTGTTGGTGCACTGGATGATCTTTCCGATGTTGTAGTTACGGCTCCCGAGGAGTTTCAAGGACTTTCGTATAACGGTACGTCGTGGGTAAACAGCCACATCCCGCTGGTGTCTTATGTGCGTAATGCTGAATCGACCACGATTACAACTGGTACCTGCGTGTACCTGTACGGTGCTACTGGTGACCACGCTACTGTTAAGAGGGCCGATAACACTAGTGACACCACTTCATCTAAGACCATTGGTGTCGCTGGTGCTGACATTACTGCCAGTAACAATGGTCCAATTATTACTCGTGGGTATGTCGATGGTATCGACCTTTCGACGGGGTACACCGCTGGAGACATCTTGTGGTTGGGGACCAACGGTGCGTTTACTAAAACCAAGCCCACAGCCCCCGACCACCTTGTTTTTATCGGTGTCGTTGTCCGAGCCACCAACAACGGAATTATCTACGTTGCTACTCAAAACGGTTACGAATTGGATGAGTTGCACAACGTCAGTTTGCCGTCTCCCAACTCTGGTGAGTTTCTCGGGTACAACGGGTCGTTGTGGGTATCTCGTAAAGTTGTTACCACATCCGATACCGCGCCAGCATCTCCGTATGTCGGACAACTATGGTTTAAATCAGACACAGGAAACCTCCTTGTATACTATGATTCTTACTGGATTGACACGATGACACCATCGTACGGAGGATTAGACGGAGGTAGTGCGTAATGGCGATTGACTTCCCGAATAGCCCCACAAATGGTGATTTGTACACTGTTGGCGGCAAAACTTGGCAGTGGAACGGCACTTTCTGGGCCGGTTATGGCACTTCCCCAGACCTGACCATCTCTGATACACCACCGGCGTCACCAAACATTGGTGACCAATGGTTTGAATCCGACACTGGTAGGTGGCTGGTTTACTACGATAATGCTTGGGTAGAAATTACTACCGCTGGAACCGTTATTACAAATGCTAATGATTTGACTGGTACAACACTCGCCAGCAACGTGGTGTCGTCGTCGTTAACCAGTTTTGGTACTAGCCCTGCTTTTACTGGTACCCCTACTGCCCCAACCGCTTCTGCTGGCACTAACACGACACAGATTGCAACAATGGCATCTAGGCCATGGAACACTGCCTGGGGCCTAGTAACTTACACAACTTCTACAAGTAATACTATTACAAGTAATGTAGTTTCTGGGCTCACTACAACTTTTACGGCAACTTCTAATCGAAGATATAAAATAACCACACATTTGACTACATCAGTAGCGAGTGGTCGGCATATCATTACAACAAACACAACAAGTTTAGGCAACCACAGAACACAAGACTTAAGCGAGATTGGTTACCCGCATGCCGAAGGGTCATATGTCGTCACCGGAAATGGAACATCACAAACTGTAACTGTGACAATAGGTACTGTTTCTGGAACTATAAATCTTGCATCCGATGATACTACTAATAAACATTTTTTGTTGATTGAAGATATTGGGGGCGTGTAATGGCAATTGACTTCCCGAATAGCCCTACCCTTAATCAAGTTTTTACTGTTGGGTCTCGTTCATGGGTATGGGACGGCTCTACATGGTCAGTTAGATTTCCTAGTCCAAACATTTATGTTCAAGACTCCCAACCATCTTCACCACAAACCGGCGACCAATGGTATGAATCTGATACGGGGCGTTGGTTTTTACGGTACGACTCAACGTGGGTGGAGATTGGTAACGCGACTGATATTGCTGGGGCGTTACAACCGGGGCAGGTGACCGCGTTGTCGGCGGTGACGAGCTTGACGAGCGACGACGTGTTTCCAGTGGTTGATAATCCGTCGAGTGCGACGGCGGCGAACAAGATCACTTACGGCAATTTGGTGACGGCGATGTCGGCCAGTCTTGCGCCAGGTTTGGTTTTGGTTAAAGCACAAGCAGTTACCAGCAACGCATCTAGCGTTGTTGTTACTAACGCATTTTCGTCTACATACGATAATTATGAAATTATTTATACTGGAACTGCACTGGCTGGTACGGACGCTCAATTCTTTTGTCAACTTGGTTCAGCAACAACAAACTATAGAACAACGCTTTTATATAATGTCAATAGCACAACGCCATTGGCGGCGACTACGTCAACACAAGCGGGTTTTCCGTGGATTGGTGGTGGGTCTGGGAACGACGCATACGCTCATTTTAAATTATTTACTCCGTTTTTGACCAGACATACCCGTATGGAAACAAGTGCTTATATTGCGTGGCCCGACGCCGGGTTTGGTCATGCATCAGGAGTTCATGCGGCATTTACTTCGTTTACCGATTTTACGCTAAGTGCTACCGCAGGTACGTTTACTGGCGGTACTATTCGCGTCTACGGATATAGGAACTCGTAATGGAACCAGAACGCCCTCTTATTCAAATTGGCGACCTAGTTCGCCCCATGAACGATGAAGAGTACGCCAATCTTTTAAGGGTACGCGAATTGGCTCAAACACCCATAAGTGAGGGCGGTTTCATGTTGCCGGGGGTGCCAAGTGGCGATTGACTTCCCTAACTCACCGTTTAACGGAATGATATACACCGAGGGTGGCAAATCCTGGATTTGGGACGGAACCGTCTGGAAAGCTTACGGTGCGTCACTGTCCCCGACCGTACTGAAGGTAGACTCCACCAACACGCGGGTTGGTATCAACAACCAGTCCCCTGCGTACACGCTTGATGTAACAGGCACCACTCAGTCCACACAGTTTCTTCAGGGAACAAACTACCTGTCTCCTTTTCACGGCTATCGTAATGCGATAATCAACGGTGGTTTCGACGTATGGCAGAGATCAACTTTCAACTATTTATATACGTTTGCTTATTACCCAGCCGCAGATAGGTGGATTGGGAGTACCGTCTCGGCTGGCGGCACCAACATTATGGAGCGACAGAACTTGGCGATTGGCGGAATTAGTGGATACGACGGACAGTATTTTATGGGAAGTTTCAGTAATATAAATTACCCAAATATTTTCAGTCAGCGTATTGAAGATGTTCGCACATTTGCTGGACAAACAGTTACACTTTCTTATTGGGTAAACAACTTTGGTTATGGCAACAACGTTATCGTTTCTTCCCTCACACAGAACTTTGGTTCTGGTGGTTCTACGGCAGTAACAACAAACTTTTCCAATGTGGCTACCACTAGTAGTTGGGTGCGGGTGTCTCAAACGCTCACGTTGCCGTCAATTAGTGGAAAAACCGTGGGTGCAAACAGTTATTTGCAACTTACGCTCAACACTAACGGTCATTACTATGTTGGTATTACTGGTGTCCAACTTGAATTAGGCTCCGTTGCAACCCCGTTTGAGCGTCGTTCACCTGGGGTGGAGTTGGCGTTGTGCCAGCGATACTTTGAAAAAACATATAGACAATCCGATGCACCAGGGTCAAACACAACCAACGGTTTTGCGCAGTACGCTGGGACATCAAACGGCGCAAGCAGTATGGTGTTCAGAGTTCAATTTGCTGTACAAAAACGATATAGTTCATACACGATGACGTTTTATAGAACAAATGGAACAAGTGGGTCGTGGGATGTTGCATATAATGGTGGAACAACAACACCAGTAGTAACATCTGACAATTTTTCTGAGGCTGGTTGTCGCGGATACGTTGCTATTGGTGGAGGTAATTTTGTTGCTTGCAATACAGGTGGTCATTGGACTTGTGATTCGGAGTTGTAATGAAACATTATTTACATGCACTTGCAAACCCTGAAGGCATAGAGATCACCGTGTTGCGTCGTGAGGACGGAGCGCAAATCCCGATGGATGAAGGCAACCCCGACTATCAGCGTTACCTAGAATGGCTAGAAGAAGGCAACACCCCCGAACCTTGGAACCCGGAGATAACAGATGGCTCGTAATGCATTAATTCAAGTACGGCGGGACACCGCCGCCAACTGGACTTCAGTGAACCCTACCCTTGCCGCTGGTGAGATCGGATTCGAAACCGATACCGGAAAATTGAAGGTTGGCACAGGTTCCACCGCATGGACATCGCTTCTTTATGCAACAGACGCATCCGACATCACTGGCGCAACCTTGGCCTCAAATGTAACTGCATCATCTCTCACGAGCGTTGGCACGCTGGGGTCTTTGGCAGTCTCTGGTGATCTAACAGTTGACACCAACACGCTAAAAGTTGATTCAACCAACAACCGTGTTGGTGTAAATACAACATCTCCCGGTACGGCGTTAGATGTTATTGGTACAATTACTGCTCGCTCTGGTGCTACTCAGGATGGTGTTGCTCTCGCTGGTCGTGCTGGTGGCACGTCGTCGTATGAGGTGACTTTGCAACCGACTACTTTGACGGCTGACCGCACAATAACCTTACCTGACACTACGGGTGACCTTGCGGCATTTACCAGTGCCCGAGGATCCAATACTGGATGGACTTCTTTTACTACCACAATCAACCAAGGTGTAAACGTTACTTTCGGAACGTATGTTAGCCGTTATGCCCAAATAGGCAAAATGATCAACTGGCAGTTTGCGTTGTTGATTTCAGGAACTGGCACAGCGGGAAATGCCGTGCGGGTTAGTTTGCCTCAAACATTTCAGGCGAATGCAACCTATGCTATTGCGGGAAATATGCATATCTATGATCAGAGTGCCAATGTCCACTATTCGGGCATAGCGTTTGCTTATAGTTCTACGGAAGTAGGATTGATTCCACACGCTAATAGCAACTATTTTGGCAGTGGTGCAATCGCTATTACCACAGGAGATGTTATTAGCGGTCACATTATTTACGAGGCGGCATAATGTTTACTAATTTACGAGGACCATTCGACTCTGAAATTATTCCCGATGAATGGCTATTTGAGCGTTTGCGTATTCAACGTGATGCGCTCCTTACTGCGTCTGACTGGACGCAACTTGCTGATGTTCCCGTAGATAAGCAGGCTTGGGCAACCTACCGCCAACAACTACGAGACTTTCCTGCAACTTGGATTCCATCTGAAATAGTGCAATTTCCGGATAGCCCCTAGAATGACCCAAGTATTAAAGTACGAGAATTATAGGAGAAGAAAATGTCAGACGTACAGATAGATATTAACAAGATAATAGAATCCCTGACGACACAGATCGCCATTCAGGCCCAGCGTATTGCCATGCTGGAGGCTACAATTGATGCGATGAAGACTGCCCCTAAGGAGGCCACAAATGTTGACAAAGGAAAATAAAGCCCTCATTGCGTCGTATGCCCGCAGCGTTCTAGGTGCTGCAGTTTCGACGTACGCCGCTACTCAGGACTGGAAGGTAACCCTAAACGCTCTTTGGGCCGCCGCACTTCCAGTAGCTCTTCGGTTCCTCAACCCCAACGATAGCGCCTTTGGTAAGGGGTCCAAGTGAACTACCCCTACATTAAGCTTGTACTTCCTTCAGCTCTTGCCGCGCACAAGAACGGCCAACTGCCACAGGAGTTGCTTGCTAAGGTAAACACAGGCGGCTTGATGTACAAGCCCGTAGCTGAGCAGTTTAACAAGATGTACGACGCCGCTCTAGCTGCTGGTCACAAGCTTAAGAACGTAGGTGACTACCGGTCATTCCAGGGGCAGCTAAACATGTTCATGGATCGATATGAGACAGTTGACCGGGGTAGGAGTCCACAGGTTACCCGTCAATATGAGGGTAAGACTTGGTACCTAAAGCCAGGAAAGGCCCCTTCGGCAGCCCCAGACCCAACCGGCAAGAAGGGCTCCAACCACGGTTGGGGACTTGCCATTGACCTGGGTTACGAGGCTGGCGGCAAGCTCCAGTCGATGGGCGGTGCATGCTTTGAATGGATGTGCGCCAATGCCCCTAAGTGGGGGTTCTACCTCCAGACTGGCGACAAGAACTCCAAGGAATTCGAGTCATGGCACTGGCAGTACTGCCTTGGAGACAACACCCCGGACGGTTCTGTAGCAGCCCCTGTGGAGGCTATTGTCCCTTCCGGCGGTTCTCCTGAGGCTGGCCCGATGAAGTTCGATTACCCCGGCACTCCGGTGCAGCGTGGATCGAAAGGCCCAGCCGCTGCCTTGGTACAAGCCATCATTGGTGCTACTGCTGACGGAGATTTTGGTCCCCGTTCGGAGCAGGCCCTAAAGGCCTGGCAAACCGCCAACGGGCTAAAAGCAGACGGCATTGTCGGTCCTGTAACATGGAAGAAGATGTTCGGCTGACAAGGAGCCTTAAATGGCAGTAAGAATTCAGTTTAGGCGGGGTACCGCCACCGAGTGGTCAACTGCTAACCCAATATTGGCAGAGGGCGAACTTGGGTATGAAAGCACCTCTAAAGCCATTAAGTTTGGCGACGGTGTAACGGCGTGGAACTCCCTTGGAGTTGCCGCTGCAGGAGACATCACCGAAGTAAACGCGGGAACAGGGCTTACTGGTGGAGGTACGACTGGCGCAGTCACACTAGGTTTAGACACTAGTGTAGTTCTTACTGCTGCGTCTATTGACGCTAAGGGCGACTTACTTGTTGGTACTGCCGACAACGCCTATGCCAAACGGTCGGTGGGTGCCAATGGAACCTCACTGACGGCTGACTCAACTCAATCAACCGGCGTGTCCTGGGTACAGGTAATCCCGGCTGGCGCAATCATGCCTTACGCTGGCACTACTGCCCCTTCAGGATGGCTACTTTGCTATGGACAATCTATCGATGTTGCGACGTATCCTAACCTTGTTTCTGCCTTGGGCAGCACTTATGGCGGTGATGGCATCAATACTGCGGTAGTACCCGATCTTCGTGGTCGAGTAGTAGCTGGCAAAGACGACATGGGGGGCACTAGCGCAGCACGCCTCAATAACGTGGCATCAACGACGCTTGGAACCGCTACAGGGGCCCAAAGCCACAAGTTGTCTACTGCTGAAATGCCTGCCCACCAGCACGGGTTGAGCAGCCACACTCACGGCCTTAGCTCACACCGACATGGTATTGCACACGGTCACGGCGACAACATCTCGTTTTCTGATAGCGGTCACTCTCACCCAGAGCAGGGGCGCACCACGGGACAGGTGCTTGCCAACCGCTACCTACAAAGGCAGGGCGGGTCGACTCCTAACTGGGATTTTTATTCTGGTTCGTTAGTCCAGATCGACAGCATTCAGTACCCAGCTACTGCTACTGGTTACGCCGTGATTGGTAAGTCTGGCGGCGTAACCAGCATCACCGATCAGCAACGGTCTGGTACTCCTGTTGACGCTAGTGGCACTGCCATCACGGCTACCGAGGGACCATCAACCGCTAACACCACAATTATTGGTGGTAACGGAGTTAACGACAACAGTTTCCACAACAACGTCCAGCCAACGATCATCCTCAACTACATCATTAAGACCTGATCATGGCCATTGGTGATAGCCGCTCCGGTGGCAAAGCTCTTGGTAAGAGCCTTGGAGAAATACTAGAAAGCACCCCAGAGATAGGGGAGCGCACTGAGTCAGTACTTTACGGTGGAGAAGTAACAGCTACTCCTGAGCAAGTCAAAGAATCGTTAACTTACGTAACAGCTGGACCTTCACTACCACCAGTGGAAACCATCTACCCAATTAAGCAGTCCACTGGAAGTAAGCGTGGTGTAAAAAGGCCCGATAAAAACCGAGAGTTTTATAGCAGGGCTGTAGTTAAACAATCAACAAGAGTCTGGGGACTACAGTGGATTCCTACTTACCTATCAGACGCAGAAACTGACACGGGTAATATCTTTGGTGACATCGTGGCAGCTTTTGCCAGACCCTCTAATACGCAACCAACTTCGGTGTACATTTACCCAGACCAAGAACAAAAGACATGGGAGACGTTAAAGTACGGGTCATCATTTGGAAAAGGTATCAATGCCCTAAACGGTGGGCGCCCTTACACCAAAGCTGATGGTAGTAAGCATTCTGGGCTACACCCCTCTGAGTCAGGGTTGTTCGCAAACATGCTTGGAGAACTTAATAGTGGTCGTCCAGGAAATGAAAGTAAAACCTACGCGGAAGTTCTTGCTCGCGCAGACATTACGGAGTCTGGCCGCAAGAGCACAAAAGAAGCTAGACGTCTTAGCAGGGCTACTCGAGCTCAGAAAAAAGCAGAACGTGCTGCTAAAGATCGTGTAATCTCTGGTGGAGAAGACATATTGGAAGATCTCAAGCGTAAGCTGTTTGGTGACCAAGGGTAATAAAAAAAAATATGAACAACTTATACGTCGTAAAAAATGTCTATTGGATTCTAAAAAACACGGGAAAAAAGAAAACAAAAGTTGTATCCCGTGGATTTATGCGCCAAACATCAGCACCATGGTTGACCGGAACTGGTATTCAAATGCGCTTTGGTAAGTATGTATTCCAGATTGGGCTATGTGGGAAACCAAAAGAACTTGATGACACCAACGGTCTGTTGTATGCTATGCAAGCTAGGGAAATGGAAGCGCCTTTACGGGATATCAGAGGTTGGAAATGAAGCTGTTTATGCGGCCACGAGATGAGGGGTCAAAAAACCCTGGGTCTTCCATTTCACGTATCAATAAAATGAGTACTCCCGAACTTCACCAGTGGCTCAATAGCACCCTTATGGCGCTCGGTTCAACCTATGACGGTTGGAGGTACCGAGGAGAGCCAGCCTCCGAGTTTTCAAAGCAGCTTGAGGCTGCTAACGAAATGTGGAGAGAATTGATTTCCAGGGAACATGGACAACCTAACGGCTGAGGGTCTCCTTGACGAGGAGCAAGATCAATTTGCTGACGACTCTGAAGAACTTGATGAGACGTCAGCAGAATTTGTAGATCAATTAATTTACAAATTAATTCTGTTTACAGAAGAATTCTGTAACGTAAAACTGTTTCCTTACCAAATACCTATTGCTTACCGCATTATCGAATCAATAGTTCTCGGTGACGGTGAAGAGGTAACCCTGGTGGCAACCCGCCAGTCAGGTAAATCCGAAGTACTTTCTAATGTGATGGCCGCAATGATGGTCATCCTTCCCAAGCTATCTAAGGTGTACCCAACTTGGTTGGGTAAGTTTGAAAAGGGGTTTTGGTGTGGTGTATTCGCGCCCGTTGAAGACCAAGCTGATACGGTTTTTAGCCGTATCGTTAGCAAGCTTACTAGCGATCATGCATTGGACTTTCTTCTCGATCCGGAGATCGATGACAAAGCTACTTCAGGTGGTTCGCGAGGTAAGGGGCGCATAATAAGCCTCAAGCATTCGGGGTCACTTTGCCGTATGCAAACCTGTAACCCAAAGGCCAAGATCGAATCAAAGACCTACCATTTCGTGCTCATTGACGAGGCCCAGGAAGCCGACGAATTCATGATCACCAAGTCAATCAAGCCCATGTTGGCGTTCAACAACGGATCGATTGTCTTGACTGGCACGGCTACTCGTAACAAGTCGTACTTTTACAAGATGATCCAATATAACAAACGGCGCGATATCAACGGTAAGCGAAACCACCGTCAGGCCCACTTCGAGTATGACTGGCGTACAGCTTCTAAGTACAACCCAAACTACGCCAAGTTCATTGCCAAAGAAAAGGTGCGTATTGGCGAGGATTCAGACGAATTCCAAATGTCCTACTGCAACAAATGGATTCTCGAAAAGGGAATGTTTGTAACAGACGAGCGTCTTACCCAGCTGTATGACCCATCAATGCCCCTGGTAAAACAATGGTGGCGCACACCTATTGTTGTTGGCATCGACGTAGCCAGAACAAACGACTCAACCGTTGTCACGGCGGTGTGGGTTGACTGGGATCACCCAGACGGATTTGGTTTCTACGAACACCGTGTTCTCAACTGGTTGGAGATAAACAACACCGAATGGGAACAGCAGTACTTTGAGATAGTTGACTTTGTGCGTAACTACGACGTATATCGAATTGGAGTCGATGCCCAAGGTGTTGGTGGAGCCGTAGCAGAACGTCTGCAGATCTTGATGCCCCACATTGAGGTATCTGCCGTATCTTCAGATTCCAAAGCACAGAACGAACGTTGGGTACACCTAACAGAACTTATACAACGTAATCAATTGATCGTTCCTGGGCACTCTAAAGCCAGACGTACTAAGATATGGAAGAAGTTCAACCAACAAATGCTGGATCTTGAAAAAGTTTATCGAGGCCCGTATTTGCTGGCGGCAGCCCCGGACGAAAAGGGGGCTTTCGACGACTTCCCAGATTCCCTAGCAATCGCCTGTTCACTATCTGTACAAGATACAATGCCTTCAATAACTGTCAGCGAGTCGCCCTTCTTCGGAAGGTGACAAAAGGTGCTAATATTTAATCAGACATCGTATTCGTAGGAGGATACATATGGCCGTAGCTCCCAACCCCATGTTCCCAGAAAAGGGAACGCCCATGTTCGAGCGTACCCTCGCTCCAAGCATCCCCGGCAACAGGGGCCCTCAGCGTTTCCAGGAGGGTATCGAAAGTGATACCGACGTCCCCATGGATTTCGGTGTTGGTGCATATGAGGACACCGCTCCCTCTCGCATGCGCATGAACCACAACAACCCTGAGATGTTCTACAAGTACGCTGAGGAGACCATGCGCGAGCGTGCTCACGTTGGTTCCGCTTCATGGATTGAAGCCCCAGAGATGCTTGGAGATTTCTTGCAAGGTACCATGTCAGGTGAAAGCATGCCCCAGTTTGAGTATGCCTTTGGAACGGGTGGGCACATGAACAGGCCGAACCCCACAGTCGTCTACGACTGATAGATCCACCGACAAGGAGAGAAGGGGCGGGGTTAATCCCCCGCCCCTTTTTGCTTTCCTGAACCGCGTACTTGACAAGGTCTGGTACAGTGACTCACCCAGAGCACTCCAGGAGTTACCATGACTGTCAATGACCTACAAACAATTCTCCATTACTTGTCGCGCGTGCCCGTACGTGGGTTTGAGGATGAAGACGAGCTTGTTAAGTTGATGGGGAAAATAAACGCGCAGATTAAGCGCAGCACCAAAGTCAAGAATGTGTATACTGAATCAAGCACAAAGGTCGCATGACCTGAAGCACAATAGGAGCACAACATGGTTCAAGAATCCTCACTATCAGAGGATCTTGCTTCACCAAAAGAGCAAGACTCTAAGACGGTGTGCGGTTTAACAAAAGTCAGAAACCAAATGACCGAAGACGAAGCAATGGCTTTGGATCGGGCAATTGACATGATTAGAGAAGACGAAGGGTCTGGTCGATCCAAGGTTTACTCTGCTCGTTGGTTAACTGGCGTTTTGCGTAAACACAAATACGACATCAGTGAAAGTACCGTTTCTCGACACGTAGCAAAGAGGTGCCGTTGTGACTGACCTGTCAAAGGATTTGGGCAACTCTAAATACGCTCTAGGTAAAATCGCAGAACTACTCAAGCGCAACGACATCGATGTAGATGAGATCGGTGCCGTTAAGCGTGTCTCCCTATACCAGTCTCTCACAAAGAACGACGAAGGTGAGGCTGAGGTACATGACCTCATGGGCATCCAGTTCAGCCCAGCGTTTGAGGCTGGACCACAATGGCCAGTAGTACAGCCTGGGCCTGCAGTCAAGATGTCCTTGAAAGCCCCCAAACCAAGTACAAACACAAATGGCTACGAGACCTGCGTCGTCTTACCAGACATGCAGATTGGGTATTTCAGAAATGCAAATGGCGATCTGGAACCAACCCAAGATGAAGCGGCTATCGAAATGGCTCTGTCCATCATCCAGTCGACAAACCCCGATTTGGTGGTGTTGGTAGGGGACAACCTAGACCTACCAGAGTTTGGTAAGTACAGGCTGAGTAGCGCGTACGCCCTAACCACACAAGCGTCAATTGACAGGGCTACCACACTCTGCGCGCAACTTCGGATGGCGGCACCACGAGCCAGGATTGTGTGGCTTGCCGGAAACCACGAGGAAAGGTTGGTTAACTATGTTATCGATAATGCAAAAGCAGCGTTTTCTCTACGTCGTGGCAACACTCCTGACAGCTGGCCTGTTCTTAGCGTTCCTTACCTTTGTAAGTTTGATGATTTCAATGTGGAGTACATACCGGGATACCCAGCCGGTCAGTTTTGGGTCAACCAACGACTTCGCATCATCCACGGCACCAAGGTACGATCGAACGGTTCCACGGCTCACGCATACCTCGGCACGGAAAAGACATCCGTCATCTACGGCCACATTCACCGACGTGAGTGGGCTGAACGGTCTCGTGAAGATTACGATGGACCAAAGACCATCATGGCCGCGTCACCCGGAACGCTAGCTAGGTGTGACGGTACTGTACCAAGTACAAAAGGATCAATCGATCTGGATGGGCGCCCAATGACCATTGTTGAGGACTGGCAGCAGGGCGTAGGCGTAGTAACATATGAACCTGGAGATGGCAGTTTTTTCTACGAGCAAGTACCGTTCCATAACGGGACGGCGTTCTTCAGAGGGAAGTTTTACTATGCCCAAAAAGAAACGGAAATCTGAAGAACAACCACGGCTAGCCATTATTGAATGGTTAGACGCCTTTGACGGTCCCACTGGATGGGTTGACCCCAGAGACTATAAGCCCCAGTTTGTAAGACCAATTAGCATTGGTTGGGTAGTCCCTGGCATGCTGGATAAACATATAACCCTGGCTGGCACCATACTTCTTGACAAGAACGAAGACAACCAGGTTTACTACAGCAATCCGGCCCATATCCCAAGTGGGATGATACAATCTGTAACGTACATCGATGTGCCGAGTGATATCCTTCCACTCATCGTAAAAGAAACAAACACCAGGGGTTTGAATGCCGATTGATTTTTGGTCACCAAGCTACAGGGCTTCGTCGAGTGACCTCACGGTTGCCATATCCCCATTGGGGTTGGTCGAACTTGCAGACGAAGAGTTCGAAGTACACGGACCCCGATTGAACAGGTACTCCACCTGCTGGGCTTGGTACCTAGGGCACCACTGGTCATATCGCCGTGAGATGGGCGAGCAGAACATCACGATGAACTATATCCGAACCATGTCGGATTACATTACAAACTTTTGTTTTGGCAAGGGTGTTCAGTGGAAAGTACCAAACCAGAACGGTGCTGTTATCCCCCACCTTTTACATAAAGTTTGGGAAGTAGATAACTCAAAGCATTATGTTCTTTGGGAAATGGGCCAGCTGGCCAGTGTTACTGGTGACTGCTTTGTCAAGGTAGCGTACGAAGAGCCCTATGTCGACCCGCTTGGTATTACCCACGAGGGACGGATCCGGGTTATTCCCCTGAACCCTTCTCACTGCTTCCCCGAATACCACCCCCACGACCGCGACCGCATCATGCGGTTCAAGCTTAAGTACCGATTCTGGGGCACCAGCCCCGAGGGCACCCGACAGGTTTATACCTTTACGGAGATTTCTACAGACGAAGTTATCGAGCAATACATCAACGATGAGCTCATTGATCAATATGAAAACCCTCTAGGTCAGATCCCCATTGTCCACATCCCTAACATGACGATCTCTTCATCCCCATGGGGACAGTCGGATATCTGGGACGTAATTCCCTTAAACAGGGAGCTAAACGAAAAGATGACCGAGGTTTCGGACATCATCAACTACCACGCTGCTCCAGTAACCATTATTACTGGAGCCAAGGCCAGCCAACTGGAGCGAGGGCCAAAGAAGGTATGGGCAGGTCTACCTAAAGACGCTTCAGTGTTCAACCTTGAATCACGGGGTGAGATGGCTGGGGCACTTCAGTACATTGAATTTTTAAAGCGCACAATGCATGAAATTACAGGTGTGCCTGAGACCGCTCTAGGTCAATTCCAGCCCGTATCCAACACCTCAGGTGTGGCTCTAGCCATCCAATACCAGCCAATGATGAACCGCTTCCACATGAAGCGTATCCACTTTACTAAAGGTTTGGAAAAAGTAAACGAGCTGATCATACGTACCGCAGCTGTGTTCAGCCCCGAATCCTTAATGTATAACCCTGCATTGGGCGAACCACCTGAAATGGATCAGCTTCCACAGCTAGACCCATCCGACCCGCTGACATACAAAACACAAATCCACTGGCCAGAGCCGTTGCCTGTTGATGTACTCATTAAACTAAATGAAGTGCAGGCCAAGATGGCCCTTGGGTTGGAATCCAAAGAAGGCGCCCTACGCGCTCTTGGTGAAGAGTTCCCCCGTGAGAAGCTTGCCGAGATCTTTGAAGAACTTCGTGATGACGCCATTGACCAAGGTGCGCTAGATATGCTTACAGCCCAAATCAATCAAGCTGTAATGATGTTTACAGGTTTGTTACCAGGACCCGACGGTACCAGCACGGTACCCGCCGGAGGTGCTAATGTAACAAGTGCAGGGAGCCCAAGCCCCGAACAGGGGCCCCTGCCTGGCGTAACGGCCACCGCCGTTGCTCCAGATGCGGGAATGATTAACAACATAGTTGCAAAGGCATACGGAGCTAGGTTCGCCCAGCGCCGTGTACCGGACGAAGAATAATTCCTAACATTACCTAAGCCATTAAAAGCCAAACCAACAGAGGTGAATTTATGTCAGTTCAGTCAAGAGAAGACGGTATTCAGGTACCCATCGATACCCCCGAGCCGAGCCAGGATATGCCAAAGGATCAGCGTCTCTTTTCAGAAGAGGAAGTACACAAGATCCGTCAGCAGGAAAAAGACAAGATGTATAAGCGTCTTGAGGATGCTGACGGACGTGTGAAGGCTATGGAGGAGCAGTTGAGCCTCCTTAGCTCAGAGCGTGAGAAGGCAATCAAGGAAGCTGAGGAGCGCGCCAAGAAGGAAGCAGAGATCCTTCGCCAGCGTGAAATCGAGGAACTAAGTGCCAAAGAGCTTCTGGCCAAGCGCGAAGATGAGTTCAACCAGCGTATTAACCAGGTTGAGCATGAGTGGGGCCAGAAGTTCAGCGAGCTAGAGCAGCAGCGTCAGGCTCAGGATGCCCTCCTGGAAAAGGAGCGGTACCTACAGCAGCTAGACACCTACCGCCAGCGCCGTCTCCAAGTTGAACAGGAAACAATCATTCCTGAACTCCGTGACTTAGTCACTGGAAACACCGAAGAAGAAATCGAAAATAGCATCTCCGTACTTAAGGAACGAAGTAATGCTATAATCGAATCAATCCAGAGGGCGAGTCAGCCGCCTCGCCCTAAGGGGGCTCCGGTAACGGCTCCCCCAACTGGACCACTGGAAAACCAACAGGAATACCAAACGTTGACTGCGGATGACATTCGCAACATGCCGATGGATCAATACGTGAAGATGCGTGACAGGCTACTAAGTGCCCGGTCTACAAAAGGCCGGTTTTAAAACCCAATCAACCCTATCCATCGGAGGATAAACAATGGCATTTCCAGGCCCCGTAGGTGGTGCAATCACCGGAGCTAACCTCGCGTCAATTTCGACCACAGGTTACACCAGTGACACCACCCTCTCACCAGCAATCCAGCAAATTTGGTCAAAGGAAATTCTTTTCCAGGCCATGCCCGTGCTTCGCTTTGAGCAGTTCGCTGTGAAGAAGACCGAACTCGGTGTCATGCCCGGTTTGACCATCAACTTCATGCGCTACAACAACCTCTCAGTAGACGAGGCCGCTGGCGCAACCCTCACCGAGGGTGTACGTATGGATCCTGTAGCCCTCTCGGCTAGCCAGATCCAGATCACCGTTACCGAGCATGGTAAGGCTGTTGCCGTCACCGAACTGCTTCTCAACGCAGCTTTCGACGACGTCATGGCTTCCGCCAGCCGTCTTCTCGGCCGTCACATGGCCCAGAGCATGGACATCCAGGCCCGTAACACCCTGTACGCCAACGGCGTTCCATTCGGTGGTGGCTCGGCCGTAGCCCCCAGCGTTGTATTCGGACGGACCGCAGCCGCTACCCGTGGCTCGATCAGCCCCTACGACGCCGGTACTGTCGGCTCAGCTTCTGCTCCCGGTTACCTCAGCCCAGCTTCCATCAAGGACGCCGTTGAGATTCTCGCCGGTCAGAACATCCCCCGTCTGGGTGACACCTACGTCTGCTTCGTACACCCCTCGCAGGCTCGTTCGCTCCGCGACTGGCCCGAGTTCATCGAAGTCACCAAGTACGCCGCTCCCGGCAACTTCATGCTCGGTGAAATCGGTCGCCTGTACGACGTAGTCTTCATCGAGACCACTCAGGTCAAGAAGGGTCTCAGCATCCCAGCCGACCTCGATCCCAACACCGGTGGCGCTCAGGCCCCTGGTGCCGAGTCCTACAGCGCCATCATGATCGGTGACAACGCCTTCGGTCATGCCATCGCCCTCCCGGTTGAACTCCGTGACGGTGGTGTCATCGACTTCGGTCGTGAGCACGGTCTCGCATGGTACGCCATCTGGGGCTTCGGGGTAATCACCCACGAGAGCCGCGTCATCCTCAACACTTTGGGCGGCGCAATCTCCTGAACCTAACCAGTTCAATGATGTAGTATGGTGGGGGTGGGCAACCGCCCCCACCTTGCTTTTATGTACTCAATAAGGAGCCAATATGCCACCCCGTAAGAAGCCAGACGTATTCGTTGAGCCAATCGAGGATGTTGAAGAATACGACAATGTTGTAGTAGACGAGCCAGTAACCGTTACGTCAACCGATAGCGATTACGTAAACGCCCGTGTCAAGGGCACCTGGAAAATGTTCTGGGGTCAGGAATCATACGATTTTAAGGATGGCTCCCGGTACAAGATCCCCAAGGACCTGTACACCTATCTTCGCAAGAGCGGCAACATCTACGACACCCTCTGAGGTAACTGATGCCCTTCATCATCCCCAATGCAACCGACACGACGTCGGGGAACAAGTATGCGGTTCTTGATCAATCCGAACCGGACTCACTTGACTTCGAAATTTTAGGTAATGACACAACTGGCGTAATTTCCGGTTGCGTCGTAACACCACCATCTTCTGGTGGTAATACCGCCGTGTCGGTTGCCGGGGGTGTTGTAGTACTCAATGGTGTTGTTTACGCAGTTGAAGAAAACTCATACCTAACAATTCCAGCCACACCGACCACGCCAACAGCTGGTCGATTTGACTTGATTGTGGCACGGTTAAGTGGGTCAACAATGACTTTTGTTGGTCTGTATGGTACCGAGTCAGTACAAAATCCAACGCTGCCCCGTAGCTCAACCAGGCTTGTATCTACGGCGGGACTGCCCGTACTTAGCTACTTTAATCCGGCTACAGATGTGGCTATAGCGGCGGTTTACCGTGGTGAAGGGATCCCCACAATCCTGTCTAGCCACATTGTGGACAAACGCCGTAACATCCAAACCCCAATTGCGTACCGTGGTACATCTGTACCGTCAGCATCCCAGGGATCAACAGGAGACTTGTATCTCCGAACTTCAGCACTGTCAAACGGTGAGTCTGGAGTATATGTAAAGCGGGACTCAACCACTTGGCAACAACTGGCAGGGGTTCCCGTAGATCCGGGCGTACCTGTTGGTACGGTAATTACTTGGGTGTCTAGCACCCCTCCAAACGGAGCTGTGTGGCTGGAGTGTAATGGGGCACCGATCAGCAGGTCGATATACCAGCCCCTGTTTCAGGTGTTGGGCACCGAGTACGGCGGGGGAGACGGCTCAACAACATTCAATCTTCCCGACTTCCGAGGAATGTATCTCGGAGGGTTGCCCGTATCTGGTGGCTCTCTTGCAACGCCCACAGGCAATGTCAACCACCAAACCACATTGACCATTGCTCAGGTACCGGAACACACCCACACAATTGATCACTCCCACTCAAGCGGGGTAGCCCTAGATGGTGGCGTGCACACTCACACACCTAGTGTTACTAGTGTTGACTTTGCAACTCGACTGCGCACTTACGCCAGTGAGTCATATATTGCCCCGCGTAACTTCGTCGACCCAAGCGGTGGCCTTGCAGATGATTACCTATATTTCTCAACTCCTCAGGGCGGTATGGCCATCAACTATGTAGAAGAGACTGCCCCTTCAGTTGCGCACACTCATAACGTAACCATCAACCTAACTTCAGGATTGACCTCTGGGCCAGCCGGTCAGGCCGCCCCATCCTCGGTCTCGGTGCAGCCACGTACAATGTACGTTAAGTACTACATTCGATGCGCATGACACAGTTGCCCAAGCCCACAAACTTGCCCGCTCAACAAGTAATCACAAAACGCACTGTGTCGAGCAGCCGCCACCGGGAAAACCAACCTGCTTACGAGCAGCCCAGGCAGGACACCCTGGCCGGGGCAAACCAAACGAACTCGTAGTAAACTGTAGGTGTGGCTACCCTTTCCGACATCAGCAACATAGCACGAACCTATCTTCGTGACTTCCCTAGGTTCTTTCAGGTTACCTTCGATGTAGCTGGGAGGACCTATGAGTTGGGCCATACCAACATCGATTCCACAAGCTTGTGGATTGCGGTGTACACAGTTGGTGGGTCAACAACCGAACTAGCTCCGTCTGCTTATTCGCTTGATGAGCGTAACGGCATCCTTCGACTAGCGTCACTGCCTGCCTCTGGATCAAAGATCCTTATTGAGGGTTACTACTATGAATGGGTTACCCCTGATGATCTGACCTTCTACACACAGAGGGCTGTAGAAAAACACGTTAGAGGAATTGGTGTTGGAATCTCCGAGATGTCAGATGTACTAATCAACGCCATTGGCATTGCAACCATTTGTGAATGCTTATGGGCCTTAATGACCGAGTACAGCCGAGACATTGACGTCATCACCTCAGAGTCAGTGCACATCCCTGCCAGCCAGCGGTTTAGGATGGCCCAGAGTCTTCTAATGCAGTGGGAGTCCGAGTACCAGCGTCACGCCACCGCTCTTAACATTGGCATTGACCGTATTGAGGTCTTTACCTTGCGCCGTATCTCCCGTGGTACAAACCGTCTTGTGCCACTGTACAAGCCAAAGGAGTTTGGCGACTACTCGCCAATGGAGCGCCTGTGGCCACCAGTCGATACTGGTGTTATCGACCACGAGGTACAGGAAGACAACCTGCGAGAGGATGTGTTCGTGGATACTTCCCCAAGGTCAGGTCAAACAACTAACGCATACTACTGATGGACGTACGCAGGGAGCTAGACCTAATCAACAGGCACTTTCGACGCCACCACAAAGTGGCTAACGAAAGTGTTATTTGGTATGAGTTTAATTTACTTGGGTCAGCTAGTGTAAATAGTATATACGACGATGTATACGACGAGGGAGTTCGTGGTACTGGCGGGAAAAGCTACAAAACTGGTGTTGTAATCCCTATCCTTCTTGGTGCGGAGAACGAAGACCAGAGGCGGTCAATACCAGAGGGCCGCCAGCCGGTACAAACCATGGACATCTTTATCGCCATGGCAGACATGCGGTCAGCTGGAGTGTCTTTCCCATGGGAGTACCGTAACCACCTCAATGACGTGTTCTACTACGATGGTAGGTACTACGGAGTCTACGACTACCGAGTTCGAGGGCGTTTGAAAGACGACGTTTCAATCCTGGTAGCTGGACAAGAAATATACGTCAACCAGGAGTTTTTGAACGACCCAGGCCCAGAGCCAGCCAGAGTTGACACATTCCCCTGGCCTGCGCAGTTGCCCTCAGTAGGGTAGAATATTGGTGTCAAGATGCGCGTCTTGACATCACAACTGCTTAGAACTGGGAGAGTATGCCGTGATCAGGGCTTATTCAAATAACACATCCCCTAGTTCTGCGTTTGCGTCCATGATGACCAAAGCCATTGGTGCTGAAAAGGTTGTAAAGGATGCCGTAAACAAAAATACGCGCAATAAGATTCTTGCTGATAAATACCGTAAGCAGGCTCGTGATAGGGCAAAACAGCACCCACGTTGGAAAGAGTTTGCTGATCTCCTTGATGTTGAGATTACTGAAAGTAACTTTGTAAAGATTTCCGTAAAGGGATCCGCAGAAGTACAGAAGCAGGCGGAGCTTCTTGAATACGGCTCATCAACAGCTGCCCCTCAATCCCTATTGCGAGTATTTGAAACTGAGTTTTCTGATGATGTCGCTTTGTCCATGAGGGGGTTCAATGCCTAACCCCGGGTTCCTATTAGCTGAAGACGCTGCCGTAAAGGCAAGGTTTGCTAACATCGCGGTGTCAGACGATCGGTCTGCCCAGCGTGTGGCCAAGGTTTTCTTTAGGTACCCAGAAGGGGAGACCGAAAAAGAATACCCTTTCATAACAATCGAGAACGTCGGCATAACACACAACCGTTCTCTACAGCATTCTGAGACCGAGTATTACTACAGCAACAGTGTCGCCGGGGCTTCCCTGAGTCCAAACTTTATTAATTACTACCCTTCTGAAATGACCGCTGCGGATCTAGACGCAGAGATGAATGGGGCCGCGTACCTGCGTACCGACTCATTTGTACCGGTAACACTTATTTATCAAATCACCACCTATGCACGAAGCGCCCTTCACGACAGGCAGCTAACGGCCAAGATCCTACGTAGGGTAGTGCCTTTTCGTAGAGGTTTTATAGATGTCCCGGAAGATGGGACTATCAGGAGATTTGACCTGGTCTCATGGGGTAACAGTGACCTACTTGATGGGGAAGCTGGGTACCGCAAGAGAGTATTTAGAAAAGTGTATACTATTAATATGTCAGCAGAGCTGCCAGCCTCCGACCTCGAACAGGTCAAGCAGGTAACCTCTGTAGTTGGTACTATTACAAACGCAGACAATCAGTCACCTTCTGTATTCACCACCCCGTTCTCGGAGGTCTTTTAAATGCCCACATATTCAAATCCAGGCGTATACGTAACAGAGTCAACTCTTACCAATAACGCCCAACGTTCCAACTCCGCTCAGTCAACTGCGGTGTTCTTTGGCACCGCCCCACGTGGTCCTTTGACTGCTACGTTGATTAACTCTTGGAGTGCTTTCAAGTCCTTCTATGGGGATATCGATGCTAACCACGATCTTGGGTATGCCGTCTACCACTACTTTGCAAACGGTGGTCGTGACGCATATGTAGTTCGCGTACTCCACACGTCAGGAGCCGGAACACTTGCTTCTACCGCCTCCACTACTGTTCCTTATTACCCAAGTGGTCTTTCCGGAGCATCGGCAACGTTGATTGCCGTAGAGGCATCTAGCCCTGGTGCTTGGGGCAGTGACCTCACTGTAACTGTAAGCGGCGGAACCGTATCCCCAACCGCTTCAGTTATCCCCACATTCAACCTTACTGTGCACTTGGGTGGAGTTGAAGTTGAACGTTGGAACGAGGTTTCCAACAGCGCCTCCAACAACCGGTATGTAACCACCGTTGTTAATACCTACTCAAAATACATCAAGGTAACTTCCTGCCCCACCCCAACCGCCAACAACAACTGGTCATGGTTCACCAGCCCGGTAGCTTTTTCGGCGGCAGTTGATGGAGCATCGGTAGTTGACGCTGACTACACGGCATCAATTTCCACTAAACTAGAGACCGTCGAGGGAGTCCTATTGCTTAACGCAGTGGGTCGCACTTCTAGCACCGTTGTAAACGCCCTTATTGCAAAGGCCGAGGCTCGTGGAAACTCGTTTGTAATCATCGACCCCTCGTCTGCTACTGACGCATCGACCATCGGCGCAGGCACTGTGAACTCCTACACAACCTCTTCATACGCTGCTGTTTACTACCCAATGTTGAAGATGGCTGACCCAACCAAGACCGGCCCAGCCGCTATCCGTGACACCTACCCTGGTGGAGCTGTTGCTGGTGCGTACGTCCGTTCGGAAGTTGCTCGTACGGTAGCTAAGGCCCCTGCTGGTTATGGCACTGACATCCGTAACGCCATCGGCCTTACCGCTTCATTCACTAGCGCTGAGTCGGCATCACTTTACGACACCTATGGTGTAAACCTGTTCAAAGCAATTCCAGGAGCCGGTATCGTAATCAACGGTACCCGCACCCTAGACAAACAGACCCCTGGCAAGTACATCCCAATCCGCCGGTCACTCAACTACTTGAAGCAGGCACTACAGGACGCTACCGCATTTGCTGTGTTTGAGCCCAACGACCAGCGTCTGTGGGATCGCATCACCATGACCGCCTCTTCACTGCTCGGTGATTTCTGGCGTTCGGGTGGCCTTAAGGGTGCCAACTCGACCCAGGCTTTCTATGTAATCTGCAATGAGACCAACAACACCTCAACCACCATCAATAACGGTGAAGTTCGTGTAGAGGTCGGTGTCGCCCTGCAGTACCCCGCAGAGTTCATTGTAATCAATCTTAGCCAGTGGACTGGCGGATCCAATACCATTTCAAACATCTGAGGAGTCATAGATGGCACGTTCAGCAATTAGCGATCCAATCCGTAACTTTAAATTCCAAGTTACGATCAACCCTGGCCCCGGGGTTCTTGGCAACGCTGCCAGGGGGCTCGACAAGTTGGGGTTTGCCGCCATGTCTGGTCTGTCGGTACAGAACGAGATGGTCGGTTACCGCGAGGGTGGAATGAACACCCACCCACACAAGTTCATTGGCCAGTCAGACTTTGCACCAATCACCTTTAGCCGTGGTGTGTTCTCTGATCAGTCTCAGATGTACAAGTGGCAGCAGTTCTTGCACTCATGGAACCAGGCATCTGGTAACTCCACCAGTGCTGACAACAACTACCGCTGCGACATCCTGGTAAAGGTATTTGACCACCCAGTATCCAGCGGTTCATATTCCAGCCCTGGTGACGTAGACGGTCAGGCCCCATCCCCCGGCGATGCTCGCTTTGGTTTCAAGGTGTTTAACTGCTGGCCAGGCGCCTACTCGTTGAGCGACCTTAATGCTGGCGACAGCGGCATCATGGTTCAGCAGCTAACAGTGCATCACGAAGGTTTTGTGGTAGCTTGGACCAAGGCAGAGGTAGAAGCCCTCGCATCTATCTGACCATAACAATAGGAGCATAAGTGGGAATCGCAAACGACGCGGACGCAGTAAACAACGCCATCAAAGAACCAGCCCCAGAACTTAACTCACCCGAGCGGGTGATCGTCGAGCTTCAACGTGGATTGGTGGACCCAAACACGGGCATCTGGTACACGGATGCCGAGGTACGGGAGATGACAGGCGCTGATGAGGAGTACATGGCAGGGCTCGAGTCAAAGAGTACTTTGACCTACGCCGAATACATGTCTTCTCTTATTAAGAGAACTGTGGTTAGGGTTGGCCAGATGTCAACTAGTGACAACCCGTCTGTACTTGACGCCCTTACAATCGGTGACAGGGATATCCTGTTCCTTGGGGTAATCCGGGCCACGTACGGACGCACCAAGTCGTTTCAGGCCCAGTGCGGTAACTGTGAGAAACTCAATGATGTGACAGTAGATCTTGAGGAAGACTTTCCTCTGCTAGAACCAAACGTAGACCTGCGATCAACAATCGATGTCAAGATCCGTAATGGTGAGATTATCAAGCTGAGGATCCCTACAGCAGCAGATAACTCTTTTGCTGCCAAGGTGTCCAAGTCTGTAGCAGAACAGAACTCCGCCATGCTGGCAAAGTGCCGTGTGTGGGAGAACGGGGAAACGCAGGCTCAGGCTGAATCTTGGGCCAAGGGCCTTAACCTCGGTGATCGTAATACACTTATCAAGTCCCTGACCTCCATCTCGGCAGGCCCGAAGCTCGGGGAGGTGGATGTCCCGTGCGCTCACTGCGGTCATGATATGACCATCAGGATCGACTGGATCTCCCTTCTACTTAGCTAATCTGAAATATACTTATTGGGAATACGAATTAATCGCCTCTGTTTACAAAGGGTTCAATCTCTCGGATTTACGGTCCATGACCGTTCGCCAACGTGACTTCTGGTTCCGTATGGCAAAATGGCGTAGTACCTAAAGCGAGGAACCAATGGCAATAGATCCACTATCACAGTCAGGGGCAGAAGAATCCACCCTTGGTGGAGACGCACGCCCTGTTTCAAGTTCTGTGAACCAGGATGTCCAGGCCATTGAAAAATCTGTAAACGCTTTTGTTGATCGTGTAATCACACGGTTTGAGAAGGGTCTTAAGAAGGCCGTCTCTGAGGCCATGGGGGACCTTGAAGACCGTGCCGAGGGTGCAGCAGGCGGAGGTGACGGGGGTGGGGACGCTCGTGGTGCAGCGGGCACCAAGATGGCTGGTACCAACTTAAGCGCTGCAAAGAGGCTGTTTGAACGCCGAGCCGATATTGCAGGAACCTTCAATGAGGGTGGCGTTATGGGCGCCATCGGAAAAACCAAGATGGCTGGCGGTGGGCGTATGTTTGGCGCAGCCGCCGTTGGTTTGTCCATGGCTAACATGGGCATTAACGCTGCTAACTCCCGGTTTGACAGGGGGCGTGAAGGGGTTTTGGCAGCTGACCGGATGTCGGTGCTGTACCAGCAGTTGACAGGGCAAAGCCAGCTTGGGGTTAGTTCTACCTATCGTATGCCCTTGACCAACTACCGTCTTGGTGCTGGAGGCATAAATGACTTGATGTCCATGGAAGCATCCATCGGACTTAGTGGTCGCCAGCAGGCCGCCTCTGTTGAGGCATTCCGCACTATGAGCGGTTACTCCATGTCGGCCAGTGATGTAACCGGGATGCTGGGCACCTTGGCCAGTGCTCCTGTGGCCAACCGAATGTTCATGATGACTGGTACCTCCATCATTGGACCTGGTGGTACACAGAACTCTGGTATGAGTGTTATGCAAGGCCTCGTACGGGCTGCTGGGTTGACCGACGAGAAGACTGTCAAATCAGCCCTACTCCCAGGATCGGTGACACGATCCAAGTTGACAATGATGGGTGTGCCGCAAGAGATGCAGACCCAGCTTATTCAATACGCCCAGCAAAACCTTACGTTCCAGGGTAAGGGTGGGCGGGGTATGTATGACCCCAGTAAAGAAGCCGACCGCCGTCGTATGGGTATTGAGGAGAACTTTGCTACTCAGGTCGAAGAAACCCAACGTCTAGAGACAAGGCGCGATGAAAACTTTTATAGACGCCAGGTAGACAACTACGCATACCTAGAGCGTCAGACACAGTCACTTACCAGGGCATTTGGAGCCCTAGAAGACAGTCTGTCTGGGATTCTTGGATTGGTCGGCAGTAACCGAATTGCCACAAGTGTTTTCCAAAATGTTACTAATGGGCTGGGGTTTGGGTCTGACCCAAGTGGCCTGAACTTTGGTGGGGATCCAAATACCCCAACAGCTCCGTCGTCTGGCGGAAGGATGTCTGGGTTACACCCAACATTCCAACAACGCCTATCAAAGATGATGGCGGATAACCCCAACGTAAAGATTGGTACAGGTGTACGTAGTTCTGACGAGCAACGTCGTATGTTCCTGTCTCGATACACGAAGACAACCAGTCCTACTAACTCCCGTGGTGAGAAGAACATTCAGTGGGACGGTTCATACTGGGAGCACACCAGCGGGGCAGCAGCAGCCCCTCCGGGACGATCGATGCATGAGATCGGTCTTGCTGCCGACCTTACTGGAGATCTTGATTGGGTGGTAGCCAACGCTCACAAATACGGCCTACGCCACTTCAAAGACGTTAACAACGAACCGTGGCACGTGCAGCCAGCAGACCTTCCGGGTGGTCGTGGTGAATACGAACGAATGGGAGCACCTTGGGGACATGGGCCGACAAGTGCAGCTCCGTTTGACCCCAACAGTAACTTTGGCGAAATGATGGGAGACAGTCCGCGTACTGGCCTAGCTTCTCCGGCCCTTTCGGAGGGTGGCACCTCTGGCTACGCCTCTATTTCTGAGCGGGTAGCACGTAGTATTGGTGGAACGGCAGTTCAAACCGATGGGTCGACTACGCAGAGAAGGCGTAGGCCAGGTCGCATCGTAGGAGCCAGCGGAACGTCAATGTCTATTGACCTTGGCCCAAGTGGGGGCACCGCTAAATCTGGCGTAGACATTGCTCAGTGGAGTAGCGATTTCCTTAGAAGGATTGGGGCACCTGTAACCGAAGCAAACCTTCAGGTGATGTCTGCATGGATTGCCTCGGAAGGAACTCGAGCTAAGTTCAACCCACTCGCTACCATCTCTTCTCCCCAAAGTTCTGGGGGCGCTCACCTGGGCGAAGCAACACCATTTAACTCCTTTGGGGAGGGGGGTAAAAGGCACGTATGGAACTTTGCCAACTACGAACAGGGTATGTTGGCCAGCGTTTACCATATGACCAATTACCAAAAGGGTGTTATCAACGCTCTAAAGAACAAGAGTAATGACCCCTACGCGGTAGCAGCAGCCATCGAGAAAGCCCACTCGTCTTGGGCCCCGGACTACCAGACCACCGAGGTGCTCCAAAGTCGAGGCGTACCTAACCCGTCTGGAGACCCAACACCGGTTGCTAGCCGTGTGTCTCAGTCTGTTGGCGGTGCTGTATCGGTAACCGGAGGCACCACTATCAATATGAGCCCAACGATCAACTTGATGGGTAGTGGAAACTCTCAAGATCTTAAAAAGATTGCTTCGGAGTTAGTAGCAATGATTAGGCGTGAACTTGAAATCGAATCGTTGAGGAGCAGCTAATGGGTTACCGTGAGGACGGAGATTTTGGTGTTAACTGGAACGAGCAAAAATCAGCTACGGGAATAACAAACCCACCCTTTATATACCCCAGCCGTAGTATTAGATTTCTTGAAGCTGAACACGCCCTAGCGGCTCGGGGGCATGAGCAGGCTGTAGCTGGGGGCAATTACAGGTTGCATAGAGGGTACATACGCAACTTAGAACAACCAGCTTTAGGAGAAGGTGTTCCAATTAGTCGGTGCAACTTTCAATTTAACCCACAAGATATTCAACAAAACGTTGCAATGCGAGAAGACATGTATTTGTCAATCTTGCAAACTCCGGAGCAGTTGGCCCAACCAGTGGGGGCTGTTATGAACTTTCAGTTTGACTTATTGTTTGATAGGTCTGCTGAAGTTGCGGCTGGTAATAGCCGATTTTCTGACCCCAATAGCAACCCCGCTGCCGACGTTAAGGGTGATTACGACTCAAAGGATGTGTATGACATTGGCGTAATGTCAGACCTGCGGGTCTTGTATTCTGTTATTGGGCAAGGTTTCTCAGCTGAGATGCTTAACTGGCAGTTGGCGTCGTTGAAAACAAATGCCAGTAGCGTATATAACAATCAACAACCAGAACCCTCTACTGACGGAGAGGATGATGGGGAGGACGACGGAGAAGATTCTACAACAACAGATGACGCTGGTCTGGTAGTTGACGACGTTGCCGCAACTGAGATTATGAAAGCAAACTTTGGCAACTCAGCTTTCTTGATGCCAAACCCAGTACGTGTTATGTTTTCAAGCTTGTTCATGTTAGATGGGTTTATTACCGCGTCTAAAGTTGAGTTTCTCAAGTTCAACACGAACATGGTACCCCTGCAGTGCAAGGTGTACTTGTCTATGAGCGCCATGTACATTGGATTTGCTCAACAAGACACTTTCCTTACCAAGCAATTTAAAAGTGCTGCGGTGGCTAAGCAACAAGAAGACGCTGCCAAAGAAGGGGAAAAGAAAGAACTATTGAAGGCTTTGTCAACTACCGGTAGCAGCTTTACGGCAGTGTTTACTGTTGAATATGAAGACAGCGAAAAAGATATCGACGATGCATTCAACAACAAGATAGACGATAACGGGGCTTGGGTCTATGTTGTTAATGACTCGGCTGGCTTTACAAACGATTCTACTGGTAGAGCCCTTTTCATGGGGTTCGATAAAGTACGGGCAATTAGAGGTGGAGAAGACGTCGACGACGCAGAAACTGGTGAACGCACCAGAACCGGTGCTGATGACGACGACATTCTTAAATTGTTTGAGGCAGATGCAGGTATAACGATTAGTTACACAACAAAACTTTCTATGTACGGGAAACGATCAGGGTCAGTAGGGTTAACCCAATCAGAGGCAACTTCTTTGTTAAACAACAACACTTACAAAGAAAGCTCTTCAGGTGTTGTACAGATGGGGTCGTTTACTAAAAGTGAAACAGCTGCAAGTAAGTCTGAGTGGGGTGCCGGTACATCTGGATCTGGAGCCAGTGGAGCACGTATAAGACGTAGATCCATACACACGAGCACCGATAACAAAGACATCCCAAATGAATCATCTAGCCGGTTTAACGCTAGCACAAGAAATGATGTGCCGTCCTCTATTAAAAACTCTTATTACATTTTTGAAGTGACTGTAGACCTTACGGCCACTACGACATCTGGGGTTAATTTGACCGCCAGTGCGACTAATAAGGGTGTTGTTCAAGGGAACCAGTCAATAGGGGCGCAGAGGCTTGCGCTCACATGGTCAGGTGCGTGATGGCCGTTTACAGAACTTCAAGCAGATACCGTAGTTATCATGGTGGGATTATTGCTTCCCGTGTAGCTGGAGAAGCTACTTCGTATTACCAGTACATAACAAAAGATGGTGAAACCTTTGCAAACATTGCTGCAAGGGTTTTAAATGACGGTTCTAGGTATTGGGAAATAGCTGACATCAACCCGCAAGTGCAATGGCCTGACACCATACCAACAGGGACGCTGTTGAGGATTCCTCGATGATTATCAATAGCGGAAGTCCGCTATCTCCCAAAGTGTCTATTGACATTGGTGAATCTGAAGTCAATTACCTGTCAATTAGCAAGCTTACGTTAAGCCTATCAGCCAACAAGCATGACATGTTGTCATTACAAATGGCTGGTATACCAGCTAAAGCTATTACGGACTATATTGATGCACCCGTAAGAGTCACAGCTGTTTTGGGTACAGGACGCAAGTTTGAGTTTTATGGTTACGTTTTATACATTGAGCCCGAATATTCAGCCGGTGGGCAAGTTGTAAATGGAAGCCAGTTTCAAATGGCGAACATTGTTTGTTTTGGTGCTTCAATTAACATGAAAAGCACCAACTCTAGGATATGGGAAAACTGCTCAGTGGTGTCTATCGCCAAAGAGATGTCTGACAAATACGGATTTAGTGTCGACGTAGTCAACGACGGGTTTTCAATTCCCCAGATTGCTCAAGCAAAAAAATCAGATTGGGAGTTCCTGTCGTGGTTCTGTGACACCTACGGGTACTCGTTTACTGTTCATGGAACCCACATGCATATATGGGACCCGTTTAAGGCAATTGGTAGACGACCCTCATTCGAAACCTTGGTCAGTCCCAACACGGTAACATCACCGCAACCTGGGGGTATCTTAAAATTTCACGGAAGCTTTGGGTATTTAACACCGGATGGAGTTTCTTGGAATTACCAAGTTGATTCTCTAGATAACGCTGGTGTATCCGTAACCTCTACAGGAGACCACCTATCGTCTGAAATGTCGTGGTCTGGTGTTGGGCACCGATCAAAATACACATCTGCTCTCTCTACATCCTCCAACTCTGTTATAGAGTCTGAAAAGATAATCGGGGCAAAGATACGTAAAAACTTACCGTTTAATGCAATCCTTGATGTACACGCAGCAATTGGCACCGTTCCTGGTGGGGTTGTTGAGGTCACGGGTTACGGAGCAAAGTTTGAAGGATTATGGTATGTTAACTCTGTTAAACACACCATTGGTGGATCTAGTTGTATTTCAACCCTTGATATATCAAGGGACTTTAACTTAACTAGTGAATACATAATCCCTCCCACTGAATTGTTTGATTCGCCACCACCTGCAAAATACGTAAATGGAGAGTGGAAAACATCAGTAGAAAGGGTGGTTGAATATGTATGACGGAATGTGCGTCTATCGTGCTGTCGTTGCGTATTCATCAAATGATGCGGTGTACGTAAAGATCCCTTCGTTACTAGGTAACGCCGTGTCAGTACAACTATCACGTAACATTTCTTACGGGCCTTTAACCACAGGAGACCAAGTGTTAGTTGCTGTTGAAGATGAAAAAGTGTCAAACATACATATAGTAAACTCTGGGTATTCTGCAACCGCAGGTCTTGACGGAGGGTCGGCGTGAAGTCAATAAAAGTTCCTTTTTCATTTTCGGGAGGACGGGTTGTAACAACCTCATCCCCAACAGTTGTGGCTGAGCAAAAAATCATAAATGTTGCTACAACCAGCAAGTACGAACGTGTTATGAACCATCGGTATGGCGCTGGTGTCAGACAACTGCTATTTGAACCGATTGACGAATTGTCTATTGCTGACTTTGTAATCGACGCTAAGCAGGAAATGTCAAACAGTATAAGCCGAGTTTCTATTCTCGATATTCGACTAGCCCCATCCTACAGTGTCGCTGCATTTGGGAACCAAGACACGACACTGGCCATCACAATTGTTTATCGTCTACCACTTGGGGCTCCCCAGGTTGTAGCATTTAACGTAGCCGTACCCGGTGTAACTGCCGAAGACAGCCCGATCTAGGAGTAACAATGCCTTTAGGAACCCCAGGTTTTGACTTTGCTAGCCGCGATTACGAAAACATTCGTCGTGATTTGTTGGCCCGTGCATCACGTGTTGTTCCAGACTGGACCGATAGGGACCCGTCTGATTTTGGAATGCTTTTTGTTGACCTATGGGCTTACATGGGTGACGTCCTACATTATTACGTTGACCGTGCTGCTGGCGAGGCTTTTATTACAACTGCCACTCAACGTGAAAGCGTGTTGGCATTGGCCAACCTATTTGACTACACCCCGTTTAATCGTTCATCTGCTACCGCTACTGTGTATGTTTCCAACTCATCGTCGGCATCCGTTTCACTAGCCGCCGGAACGGTGTTTGTTGCAATTAGCGATGGATCTCAGTACGAGTTCTTTTCAAACCAAGAGACAACGGTGTTGGCTGGTCAAACTGTAGGAGTTTTAGTTACAGAAGGTAAAAAAGTTATAGAAGAAGTATTGACTACTTCGGCAAATGGGCAAGTAAACCAAAAATACTCGCTATCAAAAACAAATGCCGTTCCGTCATCCGTGCAGGTTTATGTGTATGAAAACGGTATAGACCCAACCGCGTGGAACCCAGTACCAAATATATCCCTTAGTAATTCAGGTAACAGTGTTTATTCAGTAATCGTAAATGCTGACAATGAAACACAAGTTTTGTTTGGTAACCGCTTAAGCGGACGCATCCCAGCAACAAACACCAAAATAACTGCAACCTACAACACCACCTCTGGTGGTAGTGGGAACGTTGGACAAAACAAAATATCAGCGTTTAAAACTACTCAGCCAGTAGGACTAGCAGTTGTTTCGTCAACAACTGCTACTGGTGGCAGTAATGGTGAAACTGTCGACTCAATTAAGAGCTCATTAAAAGCAATGATTAGGTCACAAGACCGAGCGGTAACACTTCAAGATTATGTTGACCTGGCTCTTCGGGTACCTAGTGTATACAAAGCTGTAGTGGCCTATACGCCAAACGCTTCAGGCGGTGGTGGGGGAAGCGTATCTGTGTATGGAATGCCTTATATTTCTGAATACACAAGTTACACATCAAACTCAGTAGCAGTAACTAGTACTGTCCAAGATGAGATTGAGGCATTGATTCAACCACTATCTACTCTTGGGGTAACAGTTGTTGCTGAGAGTTCAATAACTTTAGTTCCAAAAACAATTACCGCAACTGTTTACGTACAAGAAAGCTACGTAGCAGTATCTGTACAAAGAGCCGTTGAAAGGGCGTTAGATGCCCTGTTTGAATTGCCGAGGATTCAGTTTGGTGTAGACATTAAAATTGGTGATATCTATAGGGCAATACACAATGTAGAGGGTGTTGAATACGCGACCGTAACATTAGGTGGAAGTTCACCAACAAACGTTCAACTGATCCGTAAGGGCTCTTACACAATCACCACCTCTGGTGGTATAACCACATCGGTGTGATATGGCACGTAAATCATTTACGCTACAAAAAATAACGCCAAACTATGGCTCTTACACCCAGTATCCATCTGGGTCAGCGGCAGCATCGGTTGGTTTGGCAGTACGTGCAGACGATGACACCAAATTAAAAGCAGACGGCATTCTAGTAGCGCCGATCTTGGACACCCCTGTTTCTTCTGGCGGTCTTCTTTCGTTTGTTTCTTTTTTTGATGTATCTGTTGTTGACTATGGAGAAAACCACCTTTCCTGGGATGCGCCCCTGGTTGATCTAACAACGGTTGTTTCTCCTTACACGGTTGTACCAACTGTCTTGGTACTTGTGTATTCCGAGTCAGGAGAACCTGAAACAATCAGTGACGGGCAAACACTAATGTTTGATAACCGAACACGCGAATACACACACTATGTAACCCCTGGTAAGTGGGCTTACTACACTTTATTTGTAAAGTTTGAATCACGCGATGGCGATCTTTACTATGAACCGGCAGCCACCATTTCAGTTCTTTCCCCCAAAAACTATGGGTCAGCCAAAGATCTGTTTAAAAAAATACCAGAGCACTACAGACTGTTGGACTCCGATTTAGATGAAGGTTCTGGTGGTCCTCTAGAAAGATACCTTAGTATCTTTGGATTTGAAATTGATCGAGTGCGTACGACCATTGATTACGTTATCTCGTGCAAAGACCCACAAGTAGCAGATAGCGAAGTACTGGATTATCTTGCTCAGGATCTTGGTGTTGATCTGCAATCGAGGGAACTGGGTGCATCACGTCTTCGATCTCTGCTGGATATAATTGGGTATCTACGCAGGAGTGAGGGTACGGCTACCTCTATTGAGCTGGCCCTACAAGCCATCACCGGCTCTGACATTGAGTTTGATTACGCTACAAACACTATTAAGGTCTATGCTCAAAGGGTAAACCTTCTAAAAGATCCGAACCTTACAAGAGTTCTCTCCAGTTTGTTTGATGCAGGGTCCCCAAGCTCGACAGTGTTTTCTTTGCAGATTGATTCTGGCGTGCCCGGCACCGCGTCGTTCACTACCACCTACAGTGGCGGTACCCCATCTGCAACAGGTGGAACGGTCATCGGCAATGAACTATGGTCTTACGACCCCGATCTTTCTTCTGGTGGTTCTGTAAATGTTTTACAAACAACCTCAGGGTATATCAGAGCCAAGGGTGGGGATACCCTATATTTCTCAGTTCAATCAGGATTGGGATCTCTGGCTCAAGAGAGTGTAACTAAAGTGGAGTTGTACAGCGGGGCCCCATATGGCGGTGCATCTGCAACGCTAGTTGCCAGCCAAGCAACATCAACAACATTGGGTGGTATCAAATACTGGGGGCTTACCGTACCAGACAGTGTTACTGCCTACACCAATATGTATCTATCAATTTTTCAACTGTCAACAGTTGACGCACCACAGCACTTTAGCAGGATGCTTTTGGAGCGTCAGGTTGGTGGGTTGTTCTTTGATGGGGACACCACTTTTGGCGGATGGTTAGTCGATGGCAACACCATTTCTGATTATCGCTGGTACAACCCTGCTGCTCCAAATGGCGCATCACCAGGACTACCTATCGAAAACTTTTCTGTATACAACTCGAACTACCAAAAAACTCGAGCCGTTGTAACCAGGCTTATTCCCCAACTATTGCCTGTAACCGAGCTAACAACTGGAACGTCTCCGGTGTACAGTAATGGTGCAGTGCCAAGTCCTAGATGGTCTGTCACCTATAACCACATACCAGGAGTATAAATGGAACTACTAGTAGTCTCACTAGCGGTATACAAAACCATGCAAACTATTGACGCCCTCCTACCCAAAGAACCAATGCCGTGGGTAAAAATCTTGGCCGGTGTTTTGTTTGGATACCTTGGTGCGTGGGTTGGTGGAGTGGGCGACTTAAAACTTTCAGGTTTGGCGGTTGCCTCACTTGCAGGAGCTGTACACTCAGCGTTACGATGCATGACGTTGGCTGGTGATTCCTTCCAACGCAAAAGCCTACGCTAAGGAGAAACCATGAAAGAAACATACGGGGTAATCGGCTCCGGGTCTGCGCCAAAGAAAGTAATCGAGGCGGGTCTAAACGACATTGGTGCGTCTTGCCAGTTCATCATCCCCTGGTACGGAAAAGTAACTCAGGGTCTTGAGGTTGTCTATGACTGGGTTCTGGACAACGAGGCAGAGTTTAGTGTCGTCGCCAAGGAAGGTGTTAAGTCGGTGCCAAAGGCGCTGGCCACCAAAGCCACCAACGTGGTTGTAGTTGATGACGTAGACGAATCTGTTGTTAAGGATCTCGACTCTCGTGAAGTTCGTGGGCTTGCCCTCTTGCTCTGGGACGAGGACCGTGTTGCTCAATCCATGAAACTTGCAGAACTAGCAATCAACCTAAAGTTGCCGACGTTGGAATTGACCAATGGATTGGTACCAATCATTTTTGATGAGGATGAGCAGATGCCCAAAGACGATGAAGTCACTGACGACCAGCTTCCAGATCTTGGGGACACCGCCTATGACCGAGAGACCTTGGAAATGATGCCAACGGCTCTGGTAAAGCGCATGGCCAAGGACAAGGGTTTTGATCCCAAGTCAAAGCAGGAAGCGGTAACCATGCTTTCCAATGAGCCGAGCAAAGAATCCACCGAGGTGGCTACCATCATAATCATGATGAAAGACGGATCTGAACTTGGCTTTACCGGTACAGAAGAACTTCTAAAAAACATCATGGATTTGGTTGTCAGGTCACAGCACACCTGATACTCTCACCATTACATACCTAGCTGCTACCACGCGAGCTAGGGCCCTAGGGGTTCCCCCACCCCAACAAAAAGCCCCCGGTGCAAACCAGGGGCTTTTTGCTAGATACGGTCACCTCCGTTACAAGGTCACTTCTTCTTGGCCGCTGCCTTCTTCGGAGCGGCTTTCTTGCCGCCCTTCTTGGGACCCTTGCCGTAGCCGGGGTCTTTCTTGTCCTTGAGCCCACATCCACACGATGTACACATACTACTTACCTCCTTTCCTATGCTTCGCAGTCTTCTTTGCGATGCTTTTTGGCTGAGGAACAAACTGCTTGCCCTTACTGTTTCCTTCAGCTTTGGCCTTGTTGGTGGCCGCCTTCTCTTCTGGAGAAAGGGCATTCCAAGCCTTGTCTGGTAAGTAGCGCTTTTTGCCCTTGGATTCCGAGCCGTCGGATGTGCGCCACTTTTCCTTGGTCCACTTGTCGAGATCCTTCTGGGGCTCTTTCTTGGCCATGGTCAGTCCTTGTAACCGCCGCCAGCTTCCTTGTAGCGCTTGGCCAGAAGCTGTGCTTTACGGGCAGACCACTCACCTGGGTCGCCGCCCTTGGTGCCAGCCTTGATCTCATTGAACAGACGCTTGCGGAGTGCGGGCTTGGTGTAGTTGCCAGCCTCGTTTACCTTTGACTCGGCCTTCTTCTTGGCAGCCATCACCACTTGACCTTGTCTGCCCAATACGCTGCTGACATCTTTCCCTTGGCGATATTGGCACGATGGCGAGCCTTAAAGGAAGCACGCTTTTCCTTCATGCGCTCCGACTCCCCAGCCTTAGGTTTGCCAGCGGTCTCTGCCCCCTGCTCACCAAAGCGGATCGTCTTAACCTTGTCTCCCTCTTTGGCTACAACGATGTGTGACTTGGTAGGGTGGTCGGGGGTACGCTTGGGCTTGTTGTAGCCAGATACACCAGCGCGCTCAAGGCGGGGATCCTTTTTCTTCTCTGCCATAATTACCTCACTTGGTTGAAGCGCGGAGTTGCCACGCCCATTTTTTATGCATGTCAATACGCCCAGCGAGGAAGTCGGCAATACCCTGCTCGTCCGCCTTTGTGGCTTTCTTAAAAGAATCATTCAGGGTTTTAATGACGGATTCGTTGGCCGTTAGAAGAGCCTTAGCCATTGCCTTTGGTGTGGGCTCTACATCTTTAAAAGTAACTGTGGTCAGCTCGTTGAATTTTTTTAGACTGAACGGGGCGTAGTCATCGAGCTTTCGAATGTTTTCAGCGATGGCGTCAATAGAACCGTAGGCATCTTCATAGATGTCAGAAAAGAGGCCGTGGTACTGGCTGAAGTCTTCCCCTTCAACGTTCCAATGGTACCCATGCGCCATAAAGTAAAAAGTCACCACGTCCGCTACCAGGACCTTTAGTGATTTGATTAGATCGTCCATTGTGCTCCTAGGGTAAAGCTAACGCCGGGTATGAGCATTTTACCGCACACACCCGGCGCTCGCTGAACCTACAACCAGTCAGGAGAACCACCAACTTACTGGTTAATGGGATACTAACAACCGGATCGTAACCATGTCAAGCATGGTTGCATCCGGTGCCCTCCATACTGTACAGTCACCGACCCATGACCACCAACTTGTTCCAGGGGCCGTTCTTGGCCATCCCCCTATGGGCGACTGAGCGCATACGCCAGTCTGGGCACGCCAGAGATTTACAATTGTTGGTTTCACTTGTTGCGCTCATGGAGCGACGTACCAAAGAAGTGCGCGCCTCCGTCGCCCAAATTTCTGAGTATTCGGAGCTCTCCAAGGAGACCGTAAAACGGTCTCTTAAGTGGTTGGCGGAGCAGGGAATCGTTACCGTTGTACGTTATCGCAAGCCCCTCACCAACTCTTACCGGATCAACTACAACGCTCCAGATGGGGTCACTGCTGACCCTATTGACTCCCCAAACAGGGGTGTAGATAGGGTCACGGCTGACCCTATCAATGGGTCACGGCTGACCCCATCTAAAACTGAGTCACCCCTGCTAACAGCACAAATCTCGGACCCTTTAATAGAGATATTAGATATAGATACTGAAAACATAAAGAGGACCGCGAGCGGTCTGGAGGATTTTATGATTCTTGGAGCAGACCCAGACAAGCCTGAAAAGTCGTTTGACCCCAAGCCCCCAGAAAAGAAAACCCGACGGGATGTAACCAACTTGGTCAGCCAGTTTTTAAGCGACCCAAGGTCGATCATGGGGACCACCTACGCCTATCGAGACATCATCATTCTTCGTAAGACTTTGAACACCTTGCGGGATTCTGGGTTAACAGAGTTCACAGTTTCGCAGATGATTAAACGTTTCATGGACGTAGAGCACTGGCGCACAGCAGAGAACCCGATCATGGTGTTTACCAACAAGGGCGTTCAGCAAAAGTTGATGGAGCAGGTTGACACCGAAGTATCTGTCGAAGACCCTGCGTTGATGTTCATCATGGGGGATTTTGAGCGCAACGGAATTGACATGCCCTGGCCAGAGCTGAACGACTCCACAATCCGACATGCGGTGATTATGCACGGCATGGACATTTGCTTCCGGTACCCTGAAGTTGTGGCGGACTTGATTACATCTCACAAAGGTGTGGTCAGCCCCGAGTTCAGGAGTACTTTGTCTGCGCTAAACTCGTTTATACGGGTACTAGCCGGGGAAGAAGATGGGGACTTGCTGGAGCTACAGGCAGCTGTAGGGTCAGTTCAACTTCCACCAGAACTACATAAACCTTCCAAGACAAACCTACGCCCTGCGGCCGGGTCAATCCTGGAAGCGGTGTACAACTACCGAAGGGCTAGTCATGGGAAGAGATGACCGCAACAGATATGTATTTAATAACCTAGAGGACATCTTGGTGTTCGTACAATGGTTGCATGACAACTTCAAGTCCACTGACGAGTATGAACTTTGGTTTGACCACTCGCTAGAGTCAGTGATCCCACCCGATGCCTTCTGTGCCCGTCCGCTACGCTCTCGGCAGACTATGCTCCGGTGCTCGGATTGTGGAGCGCAGTTCTCGACAAAATCGGGGCTTGAGGTCCACAACAAGGTCCTGCACAAGCGTAAACAGGACAACGATGAGTTTTGGGAAATCGTAAACAACGCCTACACGGAAAACAATGAGGACCACAAAAATGACACAGCAATTTCAGACCCCGACTGATTGGAAGTCAGCCGCGTGGTGGAGAAACCGTCCTGTTGAAGAGCGGTTGTTCCATGCAAAGATTCCAAAAAGGTTCTCCCAAATCCCAACAGAATCTGTTCAGGTACCGGCGCAGGTCGTCAAGTGGCTACAAACGTTTGAGCCCGGAAGCAGCATCTTTATCCACGGAAAATCCGGAGTTGGAAAAACCGTACTAGCACAACTGGTGCTTCAAGAACTGATTGCAGACACAGCGTCTGGCCGGTTTGTTACGGCTGATCGGTACATCGAGATGCTCAAAGACCAGTTTGACAACGACAACCTTTTGCCGGAGATGTATTCCAGTCCGTACTTGATCAAGTACATCCAGGGAACATTTGACGTGGTGCTTCTAGACGGTGTGGGGCAAGAACGAGAAACGGAGTTTGCAACCCACGAGATTGGAAGTCTCATCCGCCGCAGGCATGAAGACATGCGCACCACCATCGTGACCACCACGCTTGGTGTCACCGACTTTACTCGCCGTTATGGAGAGCGGGTAACAAGTGCGGTAGTTGAGATGGAAAAAGTAAAGGTGGCCTGATGGAACGAGGAGACATCGCCATCTCTAGCGGAGTGGGACAAGCCTCTATCTTTGAGGGCGTCCTGGCCTCCCCACCTTCTGGGGTTTCTGCGGTCAAAGAGAAGTTTTATATTCGCCGCAATGACTGGGACGCTGCGCTCGCGCTGTGGTCGCCCAACGAGCTACCTCTGAAATCATTGATTGACTCTGTTGAGCGCCTTGGTATTTCAACCGAGGTGATAACGTTTCTATCGGTTGATGCCGTAGAGCCCATCTACCGTTGGCTTCTTCGCAAAGGCGTAACTACACCGGTGTACTTCTACGAAGACGTTGCCGCTTATGCAGATGATCTGAAGTACAACAGAGCAATCAAAGTTGTTTACGCGCCGAACAAAGATGTTGCGTATTCGCTAGGCATGCGCGCTACAGTGGTCAGCCCTGAGTCTGCGTGGAGGCTGTGATGTCGTCTAGTGAATTGTACTTAATCTCTAAAGTCATCCACAGCAAGGATCTACAACCAGTAGTACGTGCTGGATTGAAGCCCGACCACCTGACTGGTGAGTGGCCTGCAATCTGGCAGTGGATCCTGGAGTTCTACCGCGCCCATGGCACTGTTCCCAGTGAGCGAGTGTTCATGCAGGAGTTTGGCGGCATCACCCTGTACGACGCAGATGATGAACCGTTCTCTCGTCTTCTCGATGAGGTCTTCAACGCCTACAGGAAGCGGTGCATGCTTGATGCGCTGCAACCCGCCATCAATGAGCTCAACGACGACAACATCGCCAAGGCCATGGAGGTGCTTAGCTCCGGCCTACAAAAAGCTTCAGTAGAGTCCGCTCGTCTACGCGACGTAGACATTATTCAGAACTGGGAGAACCGTCTTGCTCGTTACGAAGAGATGCGCCAACAACCCAATGCTCTTCGTGGCATTCCTACCGGATTCCACGGGCTTGACCGAATTACCCACGGACTACGTCCTCAGCAGTTCATCGTCTTCGCAGGTGAACCCAAACGAGGTAAGTCTCTCTTCGCCCTCATTATTGGTAACGCTGCACACATCCACGGGAAACGGCCCCTCTTCATTTCCTTTGAGATGAGCATTGAAGAGCAAGAAGCACGTTATGACGCCTTGATCTCTCGTGTCCCGTATGGGCGCATTCTGTCTGGTGACTTGAACAAGCAGGACATGGCCAAGATCAAAAGTGCTTTGGCTCTGCGCAAGAACATGCAACCGTTTGTGTTCAGTGAAGATTCCTCATCGCTCACCACGGTGAGTGCGTTGGCTGGAAAAGTACAGGAGTATCAACCAGACTTGTTGGTGGTAGACGGCGTATACCTGATGGATGACGAAGAGGGAGAGCCCAAAGGTTCCCCACAAGCTTTGACCAACATCACCAGATCGCTCAAAAGGCTTGCTCAAAGGTTTGACATTCCCGTAGTAGCCACCACTCAGGTCCTTTCATGGAAACTTGGCAACAAGAAGACACGTGCAGTTACCGCTGACGCCATCGGGTACACATCATCGTTTGCACAAGACGCCGACTTGATTCTTGGCGTAGAACGCAACCCGGACATAGACGATCAAGCAATTATCCGAGTCGTACTGGCTAGGTCTTCTCCTACAGGGGAAGTACACATCAAATGGGACTGGACCACAATGGAGTTTGAAGAGGTGATGATGGATGGCGGAGACATCGACCCGTCCTTCGACTGACATAGCTCTAATCCTTGAGACTGCCGGTGTTGAAATATCTAAGATCGGTGATCGAGAGATTACTGGCAAGTGCCCCGTGCACATCCGTACCGTAGGCCGTGAGGACAACTCTCCCTCATGGAGCATTAACGCAACTACCGGTTTGTGGATCTGTTTCTCATGCGGTGCCCGTGGTTCTCTGTCTTCCCTCCTGTACGAGCTGGTTGGCAACGACGCCATGTCAGCCCAGCAGTTCTTGATCAACGCTGGGATGGATCGGCTACTAGCCACCAAAACCAAAGACACCGTAGACCCAGTTCTAAACGTTTCGGCTTTCTCAAAGTTCACCCGAGTTCCTGACAAGCATTGCGCATTCCGCAACCTTGACCCAGACCTTGTGTACCAGTTCGGTGTTCGTTGGAACCCAGAGAACAAATCATGGGCTTTGCCCGTGGTGTCTTCAATTGGGCAACTCATAGGGTGGCAGGAGAAGAAACGAGACTGGGTGCGCAACTACCCAGTTGGGGTCTCCAAAGGAAGCACCTTGTTTGGCATCGAAAGGTTTCGAGGACGCACCGCCGTGATCGTGGAGTCCCCTCTTGACATTGTTCGGTTTGCAGCGGTCTTTGAAAAGCCCAGGGCTCTAGCTTCGTTTGGCGCCCACATGACTAGAGACCAGATGAACTTGCTACTTCACGTGGCTGACCAGGTAGTCGTAGCCATGGACAACGATGCTGCTGGTCTGGAGTCCAGCAAGAAACTTTACAAGTTCCTTGGTACACCTCGACGTGGTATAAAGTGGTGGAACTACAAGGGAGTAGATGTAAAGGACATCGGAGACATGACGGATGAGCAGATTGAATACGGTCTGCTAAACGCCACTGTTGTTCCCCCCTGGATTGCGTGATGTTTAAAGGAACTTTGTACCCGTACCAAGAAGAGTCTGTCGACCGTATGGTTGATCGCGGGCAGATGCTCCTCGGCCTGGTTATGGGTGCAGGTAAGACCGTCACCACCATTGCAGCCATCGAGAGGTTGATGGAATCCAACGACATCGATAAATGCCTTGTCATTGTTCCTGCATCCCTCAAGTACCAGTGGATGCGTGAGATTAAACGATTTACTAATTCTAGAGTTCTTGTAATCGATGGCTCACCAAAAGCTCGTGAGAAGTGCTGGCGCGCCACACTGTCAGCTGACTATATCATCGTAAACCCAGAGACATTGATACGGGATATGGCTCAGTGTCTCAAAGTTGGTATCCAAGCTGTCGTCGTAGACGAGGCCACCATCATCAAATCCAGGGTAAGTAAGCGGTCTAAGATGATAAAGAAGATTGGTAAGCGAGTGCCTTATCGATTTGCCCTTACCGGACAGCCAATCGAGAACCGCCCCGAGGAACTGTTCTCCATCATGGAATTTGTTGACCCGGACGTCCTAGGCAAGTTTGATCAGTTTGACAGGACCTTTATTGTCCGAGATCACTTTGGCAAGCCAACTAGGTATCGAAACCTAAAGAACCTTCATGCCTCTATGGCTGACTGCATGGTGCGTAAGACCAGGGAAGATATTGCCGATCAGCTACCAGACATCATTCACCAAACCATCCCGGTGGCTTTTGACGACGTAGGTGCCAGGCTATATCGAACCATTTCAACTGACCTGCTACACCAGTTACAGCAGGTAATAGGTAGCCATGGTGGGGCTTTCAACATCTGGAAGCATTACAACGACCCAGAATCTAATGAGGCCCAGGGGCAAATCATGTCCCGTCTTACCGTGTTGCGGATGCTCTGCGATAACCCGCAACTGGTAGTTAACTCAGCCCGTAAATACAGCGACCCTAACTACCCCAAAGAGGGAAGCGCATACGCTGATGAGGTGTACAAGCTTGGCCTAGTGCCTGCAAATATAGGCACCCCCAAGCTGGACGCAGTGCTTGAGTACATCCAACAGGTGTTAAACGAAGACCCCAAGAACAAGGTAGTTTTGTTTTCGTTTTTCAAAGACAACTTAAAGTTGATACAAGCCGCCTCAAGATCCATGACACGAAGTGTGTTATTTACAGGAGACATGAACGCTGAGGAAAAAGACGAAGCAAAGCAGGCGTTCTCCAATGATCAGGACGTCAGGTTGTTCTTGTCTTCTGATGCCGGAGGGTACGGTGTCGACCTACCTATGGCCAACTATCTGATCTCTTACGACCTCCCATGGAGCAGTGGGAAACTAGAACAACGAGAAGCAAGAATCATCAGGTTGTCTTCGCAGTTTGCTCACGTTACGATTGCGACATTCGTAATGCAGGGGTCTATCGAAGAGCGTCAGTACGAGATGCTCCAGCAAAAACGTTCCATCAACGAAGCCTTCATCGACGGAAAGCACCACGACCATCGTGGCGGGTTTGATATTTCGTTGAGTAGTCTGTCGTCCTTCCTAAGAGAATCACAGGTGTAAGATGTCAAAGATTGAAAAGGGTATGGTTGAGCGCCTCGTTCAGGAGTACCGAGCAGCCAAGGAGTTCTCGGATAAGGCCACGGCCCGCACCGACAGCCTCAAAAAAGAACTGCTCGCCATGGTCTCTGAGCATGGTGTTCCAGACGACCGTGGGCATAAGTGGCTACCTGGGGTCAACACCCAGGTCAAACATGAACGTAGGGTCAGCAGGTCATTTGACTTGGGTGCGGCAGAGGAGTGGGCCGAGCAACTGGGTATCCTTGAAGAAGTTCAAGAGACCATCGTGACCATCACCGAGAACGCCGTATTGACGTACTGCTGGGACCATCAAGAGCACCAAGACACTCTGGCCAGTTTTTACGTCGAAAAGGAATCGTGGGCTTTCAAAGTAGTAGACCAAAAAAGCTACGACGACGAGTGATCAGGAGCACCGATGCGAGATCCGCTGGACATGTTCAACAGCCTTCCTGATTTTCCGGGAAGGACGCCTCCCAAAAACAGGAAGGTGACAACCAAGGATCCACTAGCCGAGGACCGGCTGAACGGAGCTAAGTCCAAAATAATGAGGGTCAACGGGGTTGAACGGCAGTTCTTTACCGTAGGCGAGTTAGCCAAAGCCCTCAATAGAAAACCGGTTACAATCAGGATGTGGGAGTCCAAAGGGTGGCTCCCCAAGGCAAAGTACAGGACACCTGCCCCCAAGGCGGAACAAATTCCTGGAAAAGCTTTGAAAGGACGTAGGCTTTACTCGCTAGAGCAAGTAGAGTTCCTACTTACCGCGCTGTCGCGGTTTGAGATAGACGACCCAGCCAAGGCCAACTGGGACGGATTCAGACAGCACATCAAAAACCAATGGCCCAACGATTAAGGAACAAACAATGAGCAGATATGAAGATGATGACGAGCAGGAAATCATGGAAGACGCCCCGGTGCGTTCAACCAAGGGATTGAAGCTCGTCGTGGAAGACGAAGAAAAGGAAGAAGCTGAAGAGCGCCCCGCTGCCGCATCACGGGTAATCCGTCGTGGTTGGGGTGCAGCGGACTCGGTCAAGAATGCCGACTCACCGTACGCTCAGCGTCTTCGCGTGATGGAAGACCCCATCATCATCAAGTTCTTGGAGGATGAGCCCTACGCTTCATACCGCCAACACTGGGTTGAGCGTTCGGGTCAGAAGTCGTTTACCTGCATTGCGGACATCGACCCAAAGGGTTGTCCGCTTTGTGATGCCGGTAGCCGTCCGTCAACTCGGTTTGCATTCAATGTGGTGCTTCTGAGTTCCGACAGCGAGCCGTCCATCAAGTCCTACGAAGTGGGACCTCGGGTCATCGACCAGCTCAAGAACTTCCACAATGACCCCCGTCAGGGACCTCTCTCCAAGCACTTCTGGGCGGTAAGCCGTTCCGGCAAGGGTGCCACTTCTGCCACCAACCATCAGTTGGTCAAGGAGCGGGACCTGGAAGAGTGGAACATTGAGCCGCTTACCCCGGAAGACATCCGCTCTTTCAAGGGCAAGGCTTACACTCCGGATATCATTCAGATCCCTGCACGTAAGGATCTCCAGCAGATTGCTCTTGAAGATCTGGACGACTGATATCCGTGAGCAATATCACGGCACGAGTGGGGGGCAGCAATGCCCCCCACTTCGTTACTACAGTGGAGCAACTTAACGAGATCGTTGAGGTTGTAAAAAACGTCGGAGCATTCGCTTTCGACGTTGAGACGATGGGTGCTGTAGAGCGGCACCCAGATGTACAGCAGTGGATTGAAAAGGAGTGGAAAGACCACGTCGCCACTCTTAAGACCACAAATGTTGATATTGTCAATCGCGCCAAAGACATCATTACCAACAGGTGGCGCAACACCCTGGCGCTAGACCCAATCCGTAACAACGTATTTTGGATTGGGATTGCTACCCAGGGACATTCGTGGGCTATTCCAATGGGTCACCCCAATGGAAGCATCATTGAACCTGCCGAACGTGGTGATGGGTCAACTGTTCCACCACCTGGATACCGAGCTCTTTTGAAGAGTGGTAAAGAGTCCATGGCCAAAGCCAAGTATTACAAACCAGCCGTATACAGCCCCCCTCCCCCACAGCTCTCACCATCACAAGTATTTGAGGCCCTACGCCCAATCTTCTTTAGCGACATTGTTAAGATTGGGCACAACGTAAAGTTTGATGCCAGGTCCATACGTAAATACTTTGGTGGAAGCCTTCCCCCGGGCCCCTACTTGGATACCATGCTCCTACAGCATGTGCTTAATGAGAACCTGTCTGAGTACAGTTTGGATCACCTGATCTCCCACAACTTTGAATCGTTTAAGGCGTACCACAAAGATGGAAAGCTTGGAGCGATCATTAGTGAGACGTCATTTACACAGGCTCTACGGTACGTACACCTAGATGTTCGCTGGACGTGGAATTTGTACAAGTCGCTGTACCGCAAGGTTGTAGCTGTACCAGAACTTCTCAATTCCCTTCGTCAAGACATGGAAGTTCTTCGCGTCCTCATGGAGATGGAGGACAACGGTATTCCAGTCAACCAGAGGTCTATGACTGTGCTTGGCAAACAGTTGGAGAACCGCCTGAACGACCTTCTGGTTTCAATGATGGATTACGCCCCACCGGGGTTTAACCCTGACAGTTCAAAGCATAAACAACAGCTGCTGTTCAACAAAAAGCGAGAGGGTGGGCTAGGGCTTAAGCCAGTAAAGACCACCCCTGGTGGAAGCGCATCAGTTGACGAAGAGTCACTTCGTAAGTTAGAGACTAAGCACCCAGTTGTCCCGATGCTTTTGGAGTGGGCTGAAACCAAAAAGCTGGTATCAACTTACGTTGATGGGTTGCTCCCGAAGCTAAACAAGAGCCGACTGCACCCGTCGTTTCACCTGCACAGGACCGCCACTGGACGCCTGTCGTCCAGCAACCCCAACCTGCAGAACATCCCACGTGACAGTAGCGTTAGAGGACTATTCGTTGCCCCTGAGGGGTATGAGCTGCTGGTTGCCGACTATGACCAGATCGAGCTCCGTGTAATGTGCATGTTCTCCGGAGACAAGAAGATGAGTGAGTTCTTCCTGACCGGGGCCGACATTCACTCTGGTGCTGCCGCCTTGGTGCTTGGTAAGCCGGTTACCGAAGTAACCTCAGAAGAGCGACAGCTTGGTAAGGGCGTCAACTTCTTGACGGCCTATGGCGGTGGCCCGCAGAAACTTGCTCGCACCACGGGTATCGATGAAGAGCATGCCCGCCATGTCATCGACCAGTACTACAAGCAGTTTTCTGGGATCACCAAGTGGAAGCAGTCTGTGATCGCAGAGGGAAGAGCCAAAGGTTATGTGCAGACCCTGTCTGGTCGCCGCAGGCATTTATCCGATCTAGTTTCCACTGACCCCGCCTTAAGGTCTAGGGCAGAGCGTCAGGCAGTTAACGCAGTTGTACAGGGGTCAGCTGCCGACATTTGTAAGAAAGCCATGGTCGATGTGTATAACGACCTAACCCCACTGGGTGCCAACATCCTGGTACAGGTACACGACGAACTAGTTGTACTGGTAGAAAAAGACCAGGTAGACAGGTTACTTGACAAGCTGGTGTCCTCCATGGGAGATGGTGTAACATACAACGGGATTCCGTTAAAGGTTTCCTGCCATTCCGCTATTAGCTGGGCAGAGGCCAAAGGTAAGTAATGTCTACAACACCAGTCGATAAAAGAAACTTTTATCTGTCCCTGTCCATAATGGAAGGGCAGAAGATTGCGTCTTCGGCTGGGTTCTCCGTACCTTCTCCTGAAGTACAGGAGAGCGAGATCATGGACATCATCAGCAAGTGGGTTGTTCTTACAGGCCTAGGCATTTTTGAGACCGTACAAAACTGCACCGAATGGATGATGGAAGTTGTCAAGGTACATAATGACCTTGATGAAGAGGATCTAGAGAACACAAAGAACGTTATCCAGTCTTTTGGCATGGCCCTAGTTTCTCATCTAGTAGATAACGAGCAATTGATATTGCCTGACATCCCTGTTGCCGATAGGGTTGGTAGTGTAAATGCCTCGGCAATATTTAATTTGTTTACGTTTATCATAGACGAAGACGAAGAGTACGACGACGAAGAGGATGAAGAGGATGAGTGATTGGTGGTCCCAGCGACTTTCCGGTTCCACACCACGCCAGCTACCTAGAACTGAAACGTCAGTTCCTCCGACTAGCCCTCCAATGAGGGTTGGTATCCAGGTTCCCATGGCTCCGGTTCAACATCAACCTAATGCTGGTAACCAACGAGTTCTTGATGAGTCAAGGGCTCCCACAGAAAACGTAACCATGGGAGAAGCAATTCGACTATGGAAGGGTGGAGAGGCTGCACGTAAACAGGGCGACATGACCTGCCCGGAATGCGGTAGTCAACATGTATTCGTGCGAACTGCAAAAGGTGGAAACACCATGGTGGGTGGAAACTCACCAGCCCCACGATGCTTTGAATGTGGGTGGAATGGCCTGTATGATCAAGGGTCACAGTCCTCTTGGGCTGTCTAACTAGGAGCACAATTTGAAAAGCGAACAGCGTGAGACTCTTGAGTCCATTGTTGCGTCCATCAACAAGAAGTACGGTGAGGACATCATCGTACAAGGTAACCGAGTAAAGGAAGAAGTTCCTAGGATTACCACGGGTATTCTTGCCTTTGACTTGATGCTCGGAGGCGGCTGGCCAATGAACCAGTGGTCAGAGATCATTGGTGACGAATCATCCGGCAAGACAGCCCTGGCCTACAAGACCATCGCTGCCAACCAGGCCGCAGACCCAGATTGGATTGCCATGTGGGTAGCTGCTGAAGAATTTGTTCCTGACTACGCCAAGGCTATTGGTGTTGACCTTGAACGTCTTTGGGTGGTAGAGACCAACGTCATGGAGCATGCCTACGACCTGATCATCAGGGCTATGGAAAACCGCGCCGTTGACTGCATTGTCCTCGATTCCCTTCCTGCCCTTGTCCCAGGTGACGAGGCAGAAAAGATGATGGAAGAGTTCTCCGTAGGACTCGGTGCCCGTCTTACCGGCAAGTTCTTTCGCAAGAGCAGCAAAGCACAAAAACGTTCACTCATCAATGAAGACCGTGGGTGCACTGGCTTGATCATCAACCAGTGGCGGGAAAAGATTGGTGTTATGTATGGTGACCCCCGCACCACACCAGGTGGTAAGGCAAAGAACTTTCATTACTTTGTCCGCGTCGAAGTTAAGCGTGATGAGTGGATCAAGGATAAGGACGAGCCTGTAGGTCAGACGATCCGTGGCCGCACCATGAAGAACAAGACATACCGTCCACAACAGGTAGCGCAAGTAGATTTCTACTTTGCCGCTTCCCACGGGTTTGGTTTAGGTGAGTTTGACGTTATCAAAGACGTTGTAAATATCTGTATCGCTACGGAGATCATTACTCGTACTGGTGCGTACTACAACTACGGTGGTCAAAAGTGGCAAGGTAAAGATGCATTACTTACCGGTGTTCGTGAAGACCTCGACCTTCAAGCAGACCTAAAGCAAAAGGCACTGGAGAAGTTCCTGTGATTTTTGGGCGCGAAGACCGGGCAGACCAGCAACGAGAAATAATGAAAGCCTCAAAGAGGCAAGAGAACAGATCTGCAAAGATCTACAGGGGAAGCAGAAATGCTGGTTCTGGATCAGGGTGGTTGCGTAAAAACGATGTGCGTACCCATGAACTACTAATCGAAAACAAACTAACGAATAATGAAAAGTCTTATTCAATCAAGGCTAAGGAACTGCAAGAGCTGACTCAAAGGGCGATCTTGGAGGATCGATTGGCGGTACTACAGTTTGACCTTGGTGGTAGGCATTACGTAATCCTTAATGAAGATGACTTTCAAGAAATCATCGGTGCGCAATGACTGAACAACCTTGGTATCTCAAGGATTACAAAAAGGCAATGAAGTCCAAGGGGCGGGTTATCCCATTGGCTGAAGCGCAGATTATGCGTATGCAAAAAGAGCGCAACATGCACAGGGATACAGACCACCTGCACCCCAGTGAGCTGTCTAAAAAGGATTGGTGTGCACGTGCGGCGGTGTACAAGATTACTGGTGTCTCCGCTGCCCCGGACTCCATGTCATTTAGTAGGTTAAATGTATTTGAGGAAGGCCATGCCATTCACGAAAAATGGCAAACATGGCTTTGGAAAGCTGGGGTGTTACATGGTGCGTGGTCCTGTAAAAGGTGCTCTGTGGTATGGGTTGCAACTTCTCCTAATTCCTGTGTCAGCTGCGGTTCTACTAGCATTAGGTATAACGAGGTACCTATTCAAGATGATGACCACAGGATCCTCGGGCATGCTGATGGGGAAATTAAAGACTCCCAGGGGCAAGCGTTAATCGAAATTAAGAGTGTTGGTATCGGCACTGTTCGTTTTGAGAAGCCCTCACTGCACGCCGATTACCAAAAGGGTCAAATCACCATTGACGAGGTATGGAAAAACATTAAGACACCATTTGCCTCACATCTTCGACAAGGTAACTTGTATATGTACTGCACTGGGGTGCATGAGATGGTGTTCATCTATGAGTGGAAACCGACGCAAGAAATTAAAGAGTTTTCTGTAAAGTACAACGAAGAGATAGTTGCCCCATTGTTGGAAAACTGCAAGACTGTTATTGCCCACCTAGACGAGGGGACAACTCCAGAACGTCCGTCGTGGGCTACAGACTCAAAATGCAAAGGCTGCACGTACTGCCCCTACAAAAAGGTGTGTTGGTGATGGTGAGAGTGCTTTCTCAAGAACCGCCGGAGCACCCGGCCATGGAACGTTTTAACTCAAAGTTTTCACTTCCACAGCGACCAGGTGATGAACCACCGTCGCTGCCAGTACACCTTGACGATATGGACGACAGTGACCTCATGGATTTGTATACACAGTTCATGTCTTGGGTGTCATATCTTAAAGGCCAGCTTGTGAAGGCTGAGATTGACGAAGACAAAGAGGCAAACAACTGTAGGGTTGTCGAGGCTCGAGTACTCATATCTCAGTGGGGTGCAGACGCCAAGGGTGACCGAGTAACCATCGCCAAAGCCAGACGCGACGTAGATATTAACGTTGTAGCCCAGCAAGAAAAGTACCAAGTAGCCAGGGCGTACCGAAAGTTGATGGAAGCCATGTTCGAAGGTTGCGAACGAGGAGCCCAACTACTCTCACGAGAGCTAAGCCGCAGGATCGGCTTGCATGGGAAAGACCAACGTACATCTAGATTTGGAGCATGACATGTCAGACCCCTATGGACACCAAGCAGCACGTGAAGCCAACGAACGGTACCGCCGACAACAAGATACCTATCGGTATACCACTGAACCACTCAATAAGATCAACCACACCTTACAGGACATCTTGAGTGAGCTCCGCAAGATCACCGAGAAACTTAATCGTGACTGACGATCTAGTTGCCCGTCTACGAGCCGAACTTCAAGAATGCGAAGATGATTTCCACGCCCTAAAGGAGATGTTTGACAAAATGCGAGCCGACCGTGACCACTGGCGCAATGTTGTCGACAGCTACTTTGCTTTTGAGGGTCTTATTATCGCCAGATGCTGTAGGGATTGGCCAGCTGTACCACCCGGGCAAGGTGGAAGTTGTAAACAGTGTGGTGAAAAGCCCCAGATAATCTGGGAAGAGTACATAGGGCCGTACCATGGCGAATAGGGCTAAGCAAAAAGGAACCTCGTTTGAAACCCTGGTAAGGCAGTATTTGAACGATAACGGATTTCCAGTTGCCCACCGTACTGTGCTAAAGGGCGGGGGAGACACAGGAGATATCAACGGTATCCGTAACCAGGTTAACCGACAGGTAACTGTACAATGTAAGAATCAGAAGTCATTCTCACTTAGCCAGTGGTTGAACGACACCGTCGAGCAGGCCGAGAACCTAGGTGGGGCAGTACCTGCACTCGTTGTTAAACGCCCTGGTAAAGGCGAAAAAGCCCTGGGTGATTCATACGCTGTGATGCGCTTGAGTGACTTGGTTGAACTATTGAAGGAAGCTGGGTACTCATAGTATAGAGCAGTCATTACCGACTGTTTTATACGGAGTACATTATGTCACAAGATCAACAGGTTGATGAAGTCGTAAAGGTTTCAGGAACCAGTAACCCACAGAGTGTCGCCTCTATCGTTGCCCGAGCTGTTGTTGCTGGGCAAGCACCAAGGATGAGGGCCATCGGAGCAAGCGCTGTCAACCAGGCAGCAAAGGCTTGCGCCATTGCCCGAGGATTTGTTGCCCCACGAGGTATCGACCTGTCGTTTGTAATCGGATTTGATGATATCAAGGGCGAAAACGGCGAAGTCATATCGGCTATTACATTCAAGCCCGTGGTGCGCTGACCCTCATTAGGGCTCACCAATAAGTGGTAATATCTTAGTTAGCGATTCCCGTTTTGCGAGGTGTATGAATGGCCGCAAGGAAAAGAAAGACTGTTGATCCGCTTGCTAAGGCAGTAAAGGATACTGTACGCAGTAAGGGGTACACGACCAAAGGTCAGCCAACTAAGGCAGCACAGAAAGCTGCCGACGAAGCAGTTCGCAATTTTAGGCAACAGCAGGTTGCTCGTATGGCCACTTTTGAAAGTGATTATTACGACCCTTCTACTGATTCCTTTTCATCACTTGAAAACCTCAGGAACCCAGACCACCCCGAGTATGACCCCGATACCTACAACGAGATCCTCGCTAGTTCTGGAATCGACCCTGCTTTTCTACAAGATGTAGGATTAGCCCCGGTTGATGTTACCGGTGCTAAGAGGGACATTGCTGCTGGTACCTCAGAAGACCTCGGTGACATCGAAGACTACGAAGACATCGAGAACCAAGATTTAGCTGGTACTGGGTTAGTAAGCAGAGCAGTTTCTGATGTGCTTGGACCTCAACCACGTGGAACCCGTCGCTCTTTTGGCCCCACCACTAAAGGCCTAGAAGAGGGTGGTGCTGCTGCAAGGACCCCAAGTCCAGCACGATCAGCACAACCTGCTGCCCCCACATCTTCACGTAGGAGTACAGCCATTCCACGTGCAAAGACCGTGGGAGAACTAGTTGCAGAACAGCGGTTTTGGTCTGGAGAAACACGCTCCGGAAAACCCCAGCGCCCATTTGTTCAGCCGCAAGCTCTAACTACTAAAGATTCCGGTAAAGACCTAGGTGTTTCGGCTATTACATCTACTCCGCAAGCACGAGAGGCCCGCGAAGAAAACAAAGTCCGACGTATGGTCGGAACCTTCAATGAACTAGTTGCCCGCACCAATAAAGATCTTGGGTTAGAAAGCGGTAGCCCAGAATCAATGACCATCCCCGTCGAGGGAAGCGCACCCACTGCTCAAGTAGAACAACGTGCAGTAACACCCCCCACACCAGGTCGTGTTATCCGCTCTAGCAACGCAGCTAATCGTCCGATGGCATCTAGGGACGGCGTTTCCACGATGTCATTGGCAGACGTAACTGGCGCTAGCGACCTACAGCCCGAAGTAACTCCTGTACCCGGGCGCCCGTCTGGTCCAAGGCGTATGCGCATTAACCGCGCAGCTTCGGGGGACACCGCAGCTACTGGAGCGGCTAACCCCAGTGGCATGCCTCCTCAACTGCAGAAGTTTTTGAGAGACAACCAGCTAGGCGGAATCATTGGTCCCGGCTCCCGTTCAGGTGGTGCCCTACTAAAGGGTGCTGACGCCATTACTCGTCGAGTAGGTGGCACCGCCCTAGGCGCAGTTGTTGGTTCTTGGGATGTTGGAACTGACCGGCAAACAGGCCAACCCAAACCAGCAGACACGGCTAACCCCGCTACACAAGTAACCCAGACCGATTCAGGCGCTTTTGAATTGGTCAATCCCCTAAAAGAAGTTCGCGATCCGATGGATCCTGAGTACACCCCGTATACCAATTCTCCACAGATCCCAGTCCGTGATGTGTCGGGCCTGGAAGGAGAGCAAAAGGTAAGGGAAATTCAGGCTGCGATTCTCAAGAAAGGCAAGCCAGCTTCATTCACTGGTCGACGCCCAAGCAAGAGAAAAGACCCACTACCTGGGCCAACTGTCATGGAGCAGACCAACGTAGATGAGTTTGGTTCCGATGTTGCCGAACTCGCTAAGCAACAGGGAATAAGTCGGATGGACGCAGCTCGCCGTCTTGCCGCAGCAGACGAACTCCGTAAGCGTAAGGAAGATGTAATTACCGAGGGAACTGAAGCTGTAACAACCTCGGGTGAAGATCTAAACATTCTCCGGGAAAGGCGTGGCACCTCCACCTCTGTAAAAGGTCAGATGACCAGGGTTCCAAAAGCTGGCGGAGGCACAGTCAACGTTAGGACCAACATCCCAACTGCTGACGAGCTTGTTGAAATGTTCCCTCAAAAAGCTGGTGAAGAAGTACCAGCTTACGCCGACCGGTTGTCCACGTACCTAATCCCTAAGCGCACGATCCTTTCTCCTGAGGATCTGGCTAAGCGTGACGCTGACCTTGAAGCAACCAAGAAGGCCGAAAGGCAAAAGGGTATGCCCAAGGCTCCAAGCAAGGCCGAACAAGCTAGGTCACGTAAGGCCGTGGCTAAGCGGATTGCTGAGGACGAAGTCCCACGTCAAGCTTACAAATCACTACGTGAGGGCCCCAACGCCGAGACGGACTATGACACCGCAGGGTTTGTGGCCGCTCATGAAATGGACCCGTATGCTCTTGGAGCCAAAATGGGAGGGGCCACTGGTCCAAACAGGGCAATGTTGACTGGAGACGCAGAAGCGGTAACAAGCCGTATGCTCGGTGCTGACGTTGAACAGTTTGAAGTAGACCAAACTGGTATCCCAGCTAGGTCAATCACCGGAGCCTTGTTAAAGCCTTCCAGTGACGCAGATTTCAACAAACGATATGTAGTTAGTATCCCCACAACGCCACCTAAAGATGAGGACAAACCAACCGGCGGCCCCTACTTTAAAGAGGTCAACCCAACTGGCAACCCCTACTTTAAAAACGTTAACGACATTCAGTTTAATAGATCTGCTGGGTACACATCTCAAGCTTCAACTCTCGCTTCTCCTATACCAACATCCACCCCAGCCCCACAAGAACAGTCACAAGAACAGCGTATGGAGAACATCCGCCGTGCTGACGCCCTCGTTGCAGGAAAGCGTTCAGGTGCATTTGCCCGCATGCCACTAGAAGGTGAGAGTATGAGTGATATGGCACGCCGTGTATCAGTAGGGTCGCTAGGTATGGCTCGTCGTGGGGCACCACAAGGTGGCACACCTCAAGCTCCTCAGCTCAGCGAATCTGATACCGATGTAACGGTACGCGCTAGTGGTGTTGCCAAGCGCCGTGGAATGGGTATTAACCAACTTAACAGTATTCAGTTCGGTCAATAGGCAGTAGAAACCAGCACCGACGTAGGGTGATTAACAACAAGTAAGGACCATGCGTAACAAGACACAAAGCGAACTTCGTAACCTAGCCAACAGCCCAGATTACGACGACCAATATGACGACTGGTACGAGGAAGAGATCGTCCGGGAAAGCAAATCCAAGAAGCGCGAACAGGTTCGCTTTGGCCTTAAAGAGGATTAATGCCCGCTAACCAACAGACCTTTAGTGACTGGGGTGGTGGTTACGACCCGTATGCCAACGACACCCAAGCCGCTCTTGGTCCTGCCCCGGTATTCCGTAATGCCAAGGACGCTCGCCTGGCTGCCTTCGGAGCTAGCCCAGATGCCCAGTACCCAGATGGGTACTTGGGCACCATGTCGTCTAACCGGCGACAGGACAAACTACTTAACGCCGTGGCTCGCACCAACACTCGACCATACAGTCGAGGTGTGCACAAAGGTGAGCGGATCAACCAAGGTGATTACATTTGGCCAGATGAGTTTAACCTGTACACAGGGCTACAACTACAGTCAGTCGGCCAGAAGTTTGCACCTCCCGGAGCTGAGCCGGTGCGCCTTACCAACGATGGTAAGGCTGGGCCACGAGGGATCCCACGTGGGCTCGAGCGCCCACAGCAAGAAGTCATCGATAGAGAACGCCAATCTAGGTTAAAAACCTTGGCCCCACCCTGGAGATAATTATGCCTTGGAAACCATCGGACGCTAAGAAAAAGAACAAGAAAGCCGATACCCCAGCCGAAAAGAAGCAGTGGGCAACGGTAGCTAACAAGGTGCTAAAATCTACAGGAGACGATGCTAAAGCCGTTAAAGCGGCTAACGCCGCTATTAAGAAAAGGGATAAAAAGAAAGGGTAATCATTATGTTTAAAAAGAATAGTAAAGCAAAAGCAGAAGTTAAGAAAGACGAAAAGAGGCCACCGGCATCGCCCCCTCGTCGTACTACCCGCCCACCTGAAACAACCAGCAAAGGTTCTTCGTCAAAGCCAGCACCCGCAAAAGATTCAGTTAAGCGTCTCGCAAACGGAAACGTTGATGCAAGTGTTGACCGCTACTCAAAAGCTGACTTGAACGCAATGGACGACCGCCAGTTGATTGACCATTACAAGAGAGCAAAGAATGACCCTTCACACCAAGACAAAATGGGTTATGCAGACAATAAAAAGATGAAGGATATCCACAACGAACTTGCTTACCGTAACATGACCCCCGAGGCAGTAGACAGGGGCAAAGTATCCTTTGATAAAAAAGGTAAGGCATCCGGTTCTTCGACAGTACCAGCAAGGGATTCTAAAGAGCGTGTTGATACGTCTAAGCCACTAAAAAATGTGCCCTTTAAAGGTAAGGGTAATGAAAACCAACCTGCAAGACCATCAAGACCACCTAAGTGATCGAGTTACCAAGAAAAGAGGAAAGTAATGGCTAAGTTCATGCGCAGTATCCTTGGCCGTAACAAACGGCCACAACTAACCGCTGGTGATATGGAGACAGCCAAGGCTCACGGTATCACATCACCACGTTCAGCACGTAAAAACATTGAGTCAATCCGACAGGTACAGCAAGGTCAGCAAGGCAATTGGACTGGGGTATACGGCAACGACGTCAGCAGTTTTTCTGATCCGTTCTCCCCTATGAATAACAGGACTGCTGAAACAGAGGCCGCCGGTCAAAAATTGGCAAGTCTAGGAAAACCAGCTAAAGCAGCAAAACGTAATGGCCCACGCTTCATGCCCTCAGCAAAGGGTATGTTTGGCGTTTACGACTGATTAGAGAGACGAGGTAACTACAATGGCAGCTCCACGTAACCGTGGTCTATGGGCAAATGGAAAGCCCATTGTCCCAGGATCCCGTATTCCAGTTAGCCGTGAAGCCCTTGCTGGGCAACAGGCTGGGGAGGCAATCGGTTCGATGGGTGACGCCATTGCTGCTCGTGTACACCAAGTATTTGGCGGCAAAAAAGAGCGACCTACCCTGCAGGTAAAGAAAGACTACTGATGGCGAAGCCCTGGGCTACCCGACAAGAGATGCTTGTTGACCTGGCTCTCCAGAGCGCGATTAGCGACCCGGAGACCATTAGGAAAACACGCCCTGTCGTACCCCAGCAGCTCTTCCCAAAGCGCAATGGATTCGCCAAGCAGTCGCCCGACATCTTCAGTGTCCTAAACATGAGCAGGTATGGAGCACCGTCTTACAGGTCATGGATATCTGGCATGCCCGTTATGCACGAAGCCTTCGAGGACGGTTCGTTCTCCGGTTCAGGTCGGTACTCAATGAATAGTTTGTGGAGCGCCTAATCATGGCTGATGCACCAAAGACACAGATGTCAGCAACTGGCCTTCAAAGTGGCTGGGATGTACGTATGCGCCACGTGGCAGGCAGCGATCCCCGCTTCTTTGATTACGGACGGTACGGACTTCTAACCGATAACTCTGGGTTGGCCGAAGGAATCCAAGGCAGGGGCGGTGCGACGTCGTCACCCGCTGGGCGTTGGATGGGGTCTGGCTCAGCAGGTCTTGAGTCCTACGGTGGAGGCGGGAGGTCCAACCCCGGTGGACACAACTGGGCTACACTTGCCAATGTATCTAACACGTTAGGTTCATTAGCCGGTTCAGCGATAGGAGCAACCGTGGATTGGCGGTTTAAAAAGAAGCAAAGGGCCCAACAAGAAACGCTCGCCCGAGAGGCTCAGGCCGCTCAGGCAGAGGCAGCCACGCGTACCGCTGGTGCTCGTCGTGGTAGGGCTAACTTTATCGCGATTGTTGGACGAGATATGTTCCATGGTAAACCCCACGAACCAAAGCACGGGGAAGCTCTAGGGATGCTCGACATCCCCGAACCGTTTAGTGACCCACGCACCACAGAAAAGAACCCCAACCTTGGTGCTGGTGGTGTGTCCCAAGCCGCTGCATGGGTCATCAAGATGCTAGATAGCCCGCTCACAGGAGATAACCCATCTAACACCCCGTTTGACCCTGACCTAGATTACCGCAAAGGGTTACCTACGGTCCCTAAGCCCGGCAGTGCTCAGGCCCGAGTAACAGGAATGCCAGACGACTTTGTACCACCAACCCCTGCCAAGCAGCCCACTCGCAGGTCCACCTCTAGAAAGAAGAAATGATTATGGCCGTTAACAACTCACGCTCAATGAATAACGATCTTCATTCAGGCCTAAACGACGGGCGCTTGAAGAGCCTCACCCCAGGACGCGGTGGAGAGCTCGACAAAGACCCTAACGTAATGGTTCGCTCCGGTCAGCTTCAAGCCCAGTACAACGTAACTGATTTTCTCCAGGGTGTAACACCAAAGGTGCTTGACCACGAGTACGAAAGCGGCTACGCTGAGGACTGACAACCCTCACTAGGAGCACAACATGCCCAGGCTTTTGGCCTGCCGCTCATGCGGCACAATGTACAAGATGCGTGACTACGAAGGTCAGCCTGACTATGACATGGAGCTACAAGAGCTCATCAAAAGGCACCTCGGTCAGTCTAAGGACCCCAATCCTGATGCCCATAGTTCTCTAATCTTCCGCGTTGACGAAGATACCTGGGAGAAGCTTGGCGATGAAACAGCAGTTCAAAAAGAGCTTCTCAAGAATGAGTGGGAAGTACGTGAACTCCGTGACGATCTCAAGGTAGACGCCCTGCGGTGCTTCAATAAGCACAATCGCCCCTCTGGGATGTGTCCAGACTACGAGGACTCGTCAAAGTCGATTGGTCGCACGTTTGGCGTACCTAAAGAGAGCCAACAGTACCTTTGCCATTACTGCCCAGCGTCTGCCTTCGTAATCCATCAGGCCCGCAAGGCCAAAGGGATGTATGACGGGTGATCGTATTTAACTTTGACGTGCTGGCCCGCCCTGCGGACTCGCTAGTCACTAGGCAACCTGATACAAATGGCAGAGCCATTTGGGGGGCCATGTTCGATAAGTACATGGGCCGGATTCTCCTTGTCTGTAACGAGCAATATGATCGAGCGTTGTTCACGGACTGGCTCAAACGAGAGCAGTTCAAGGCATCAATGATTGACTTCGTCGACCACGTGGACCCGGTGCTCAAGGCGGAGACTGTGCACCGCCTCGGTTCCGCTGCCGGTCGCATTGAGTGGTACATTGATAACGACCCACGGGTATGCGCTGAGACCCTAAAGCTTGGTATCCCTACCCTTTTGGTGGCCGCACCATACATCGTGCGCCCGGAATGGGATTCCGGTAGGAAGATCAAGGAGTGGGGAAACCTGGTAGACGAGATGGATACCCAGGCCCTCAAGGCCGCTGAACGGACTTGGAGAGACGAGTGAGAGTATTCCTAGGCGGTGCCGAAAAGGGCGCCCACAGAAACATGCTTATCGCTAACAACGTAAAGCATATGGCTGTAAACCTTACCCATCTACCGATCCCCAAGATCAAAGAGTTTCACATCCCCACGGTGTTCAACAACGCTGAGGTTCTTTTGTACACGTCTGAAAATGACGAGGACGAAAACCGTTACACCGACTTTGTACGCCAGCACATCGACGACCTGACATACGTTGTAGGACGCCCAGGGTATGACGGTGACTGGATGGGGGATAAGTACATCCCCCTATGGTCGGACAACGACGATCTGGAACGATTAGCCTGGCTATGCCAGAGGTATGGGCGTGCCGCCATCTCGGACAAGGCCGTCACATCTAAGACCACCCCCAGAATCCGGTCGCTGTCACAGCGGTGGAACGCCAACCTAATTGGGCTCACCAGCAAGCCAGACATCATTGAAGCTCTCCCATGGGACGCCGTGGTCGTCGGTTCTTGGACATCTACTATCCGCTACGGCGAAACCCAGGTATGGGACGGGCACGGACTACGCCGTTACCCGGCCCAGCAAAAAGAGTCGTCACGTAAAAAGCACCGCCCAGACATCCTCCGTTTGGGGGTCGACTACGAGGCCGTCATGGAAGACGATGTGAGTGCATTAGGCACCCTGGCGATTCGTTCTTGGATGGCATGGGAGACCAAGTCTTTTGGGGCCTATGACCCCCAAGAGATTGGTGATGAAGAGGAGTTCGTAAACAGTGAAAGTGGGGAGATAGTTGATATACCCCATGAAACGGTTACCCCACCTAAAGCGGTGTCGAGGCCACCAACTATTGCTACCGGTCAACTAGAAAAGCGGCACGACAGTGACCGTGTATTACTACCGGTTATGGGCATTGAGAGCATCCTTTCAATGGGTACACAAAGTGAGTCTGAGCAGGGGGAATACATTGAAATCAGCCCTGAAGAGACCCCTGTAATCCGGTATCAATCGAACCCACTGCGACAGTGTGATAGTTGCTACCTGGCGGCCCGTTGTCCTGCATTCCGCGAACATTCCGATTGTGGCTTCAAACTGCCTGTAGAGATACGCACCAAGGATCAACTACAAGCAGTACTACAGGCCATGATTGAGATGCAAGCCAGCCGTGTTTTGTTTGCCAGGTTTGCTGAAGAGCTGGAGGGTCAGGGGCTGGACCCGGCCCTGTCGTCAGAAATGGACAGGCTTTTCTCGCTGGTCGACAAGTTCAAGAACATCTCTGACAATCGAGACGTCATCCGCATGGAAGTTGAGGCCCGTGGTAACGCCGGTGTCTTGTCTAGGTTGTTTGGAGCCAAGGCCGGAGAGGTTTCCCGACAACTACCCGGTGGAGGGTTGGATCGGTCTATGACCGACCAGTTCATAGCCGATGTAATAAACATTGACGAGCAGTAACAATCGCTATAGGATTGACAAAAAGGAGAACATATGAACACGGACTACTACGGGTTTGCTAGCCACATTAAAAACCTGGCTGAAGATCTACAAAGTAATACTGTCGGGGTTTCCATCGCAGACGTAACAGCCACCTTGGCGGAAGCCTCTGCCATGATCACCCATTTGGCCGACGAGGCAAACCATTATCGCCTACGTTCTTCCATGGTTGTGGTGATTAACGGCGAAGAGATCGAGCTCCCCGAAGATGTTGTGGACTACTTCTACAAGGAAGTCGCCTCTTCATGGATCAGCAACGCTCTCCGCAGCTACCTATACGCTTACAACAGCCAAGTACCTAACGCCATCTGATGGACTTCGACGCTTCTAAACAAGCCATGATTAACGTTCTTAATCATGAGATCAAGCTTCTTAACAAGAAGATCAAAGCATTGGAAACCGAGCTACGAAGAATGGAGGACAGCAGGTGCGACGCATGCGCAACACCGAGGTATATCGTGAACGACGACGAGCAGCAGCGGCTATTCTGATCGCCGTCTTTGCGACTCTCTTAGACGCCTTGTCAAACAAGGGAAGTGGGTGGTCCATCCCACAAGCTTTTGGGTTCTTCCTTGTTCTGACTGTTGGTCCTCTAGCGTTAGTCCGTGTATTAGATACATTAATTGAAAGTGAAGACGATGCCCCACATTCATGGTGACCCCGAGTTCGAAGCGGTTATCGAAGAAGTTCTTGCTATGCACCGTCGTAAGGGTGCTGACTACGGTACTGACGAGGACTTCTTTGCAAACGTTAGTGCATCAAAGGATTGGGGCGTTAGTCCATGGATCGGTGCAATGATGCGGGCTAATGATAAGGTCGTTCGCTTACAGTCAGCTGCTAAGGGCTCCACCCTCCAGAACGAAGGCATCGAAGACAGCCTTCTCGATATCGCTACTTACTCTGTAATCGCCTTGTGCTTGTTCCGTCGAGAAGTAGAGGGTGGGCGCTACTAATAGATGGATTGGCTAGATGAGGCTCTGTGTCGTGGAAAACACCACGACTTGTGGTACCCGCCCCTAGACGCTCCATCCCCTAGCGACTACTACGCCGTAGGAAAACTGGTCTGCCATTCATGCCCCGTGTGGCGCAGGTGTGCTACGTACGGCACCAACGAAGTGTGGGGTATGTGGGGTGGGCTCACTCCGCAAGAACGCAAAGGCACGGCCAAGATCGTACACGGAACCACTGAGTCGTATCGACGTGGGTGCGACTGTGGACAATGCGATAGACCCCCCAAGCCAACACCTGTTGACATCAATAAAATACCAAACCAAGGTAGTACGTTTGACATAAAAGTCCTGCTCTTCGACCTAATTGGTTGATCTGGTAGGACTTTTCCGTAACGCAGTGGTAAACTAGAAGGAAGCCCTACCCCTACGAGTAGGGCTTTTCCTTATCCCCTATCAAGGAGAAGACTATTGCGTAAACTTACCCTAACGATTGCGGCCGTCGTACTCGTCGGCTGCAGCGGACAAGTGAGCACACAAAAAGCCATCCCCACAACTCAAGCTCCGGTTCCTACAACCACAACAACTGAACCACCGATAGTTACAACCACATCAACCACAACCACCACAACGGTGGCTCCGGTGCCGACAACCACACTGGTGCCTCCCGGCACTAAGTGTGAAGAACTTGCACCGATTGCCGTTGCGGCTGGCTGGCCTCAGGAACTCCTAGTGGACGTCCTTGACGAGGCTTGGAATGAGTCTCGATGTCTAAACATCATCGAGGGTCACCCCAGGTGGAACGGTCACGATTCGGGACCGCTCCAAATCAACCAGGTATGGCACAACGAGATTCAGGACAAGTACGGAGATTGGCGGTACGTCAATGACCCCTATTACAACTTTGCCTGGGCCTGGGAGATGTACATCTGGTTCGACGCCCACCGTGGGTGCGGGTTCCAGCCCTGGACAAGAAAGTGTAAGTAGTAGTTGCACTGAGGCACCGCCACGTGTAACATATAGCCACACGTAATGTGTACACCATAAGGAGACCAAAATGGACATCACAAACATTGGAGGAACAGCCGAGGTAGCCAACTTGCTTGGTTGCCCTAAGCAGCAGATCCATGCGCTTCGTAAGCGTAAGGACTTCCCCCAGCCCGTACTAACGCTAGCTGCAACCCCCCTGTGGGACCTTGAGCAGATTCGCGAGTTTGCCAAGACCTGGACCAGGCGCCGTCCCAAGGCCGAAGCTACGTCGTGACCAAAGAAACTTACCCGCCGGGGCACTATCGGTGCCCCAAATGCAACGGTGAGGTGGAGGTGTTTGTCCCAATGACACAACCCCCACTTCACCGTTGTGGGGTAGGTGGTAGAAAGACCAATGTCATGACGTTCGTATCGGAGGTAAAGGGTGCTACTAGGAATAGCGTCAGGGGATTGGCTTCCCCCGAGCAAGGCTCCTGACGGCAAGGAGCACTGGGGCGGGTCTGGATGGGCCCGGCTTGGTCAGTTCGTAACACGTCTACCGATGGCTACTGCTGTCGGTGTGCTTGTTTGGAACCGGACACACTTCTCCATCCAAGATCAAACTGGTGAGATGTATGACCCCGATGTCATCATCATGCAACGCCTCATGCATAAGGGCATTGCCGACAACGTCGTTGCCGCCAAGGCTTATGGTCAGAAGATCATCAATGATGTTGATGATTGGTACTGGGGTCTGTCGACGGACAACTACGCTTACCACGTAAACAACCCTAAGACAAACCTTATTGAGAACATCAACCATTACAAGGCGACGTTGGCCAAGTCCGACCTACTCATCTGCAGTACTCCGTACCTAGCTATGCGTATGGATGAGATGCTCAACACCAAGACTGTGGTGTCTCTTAACACCATTGATCTTGAAAGGTTCAACGTAAAAGAGCACAACGACTCAGACGTACCTGTGGTCGGGTGGGTTGGTAGCACCCTCCACCGCAGTAAGGACATTGAGACAATGAAAGGGATCCTTCCACCAATGGTTCGTGATGGACGGATTGCCCTCTACCACGGTGGACACATTGTCAACGCCCCAAGCTTTGCCGGCAAGCTCGGTATGAAAGACAGCGAAGTGGTTACCGCTCCGGTGTGCACTGCTGAGCACTACCCGAAGCTGTTGACCATGGACATTGGTATCGTACCTCTCACCAATATCCCTTTCAATCGGGCCAAGTCCGATATCAAGGGGTTGGAATACGCCGCCAGCGGTATCCCATTCATTGCTCAGAACCTCGACTCGTACATGGATCTGTACTTCACCCTGGGTGTTGGGCGTATCGCCAAGAAGCCAATCAAATGGATTAGGCATATCGAAGAGCTCAGGAACCCTCGCATCCGTGCTGAGGAGGGGGCCTTCAACCGCGAGGCCGTAGCCGTAAGGGACGTTCGCTTTGGCCTTGAACGAATTGTAGACATCATTAATAACTTGTAGGATTCACCACAACATGAACACATCTGAACAACTCATTGAAAAGTCGGTAGACCTTCCCCAACTTCGTTCATGGGGAGACGACAAGTGGAGACAGAAAGCTGCGTGCAAGGGCCATGGGGCCTCATGTTTTTTCCCTTCCAAAGAAGAAGCCCACTTAATGCAAGCCTGTGTTAACGAATCAAAATTGATTTGCTCTAAATGCACGGTGCGCAAAGAGTGTTTGACTTTTGCTATAGAGAATGGGCTACACCACGGTGTATACGGCGGCCTGGCTCCAAGGGAGCGCAGAAACATGGACACCAACAATCTTGATTGTCGCATGCCGGTAACTGTGGTTATCAAATGCCTTAAGCAGTTCAACGCTTTTAAAAAGATTCCATCCAGAGGCATCGTCAGTGATCTAGCAACCCACCTCGGTATCTCTATCGAAAAGTCTGAGGAACTGATTGCTGATGCCCAAAATCAGTACGTCTGATCTTCGCTGGATAAACGTCGCTGCACAACAAGCACTGATGGCCCCCCACGATAAGTGGCGTGTGGGGGCCGTGCTTGTTGGTGGTGGGCGTGTCCTTAGCACCGGTTTCAATCGGTACCGTAATGACCCAGCACAAGTCGAACCTGGTGGTGTTTCGTACCACGCTGAGCAAGTAGCACTGCGTAAGGCAGGAGACGCCCAAGGGTCTACAATCTACATTGCCAGGATAACAAGGAGCGGTCTTATCGGATTGGCCAAGCCGTGCGAGGCATGCCAGGAGCTACTAGCTGAGCACGGGGTTAACACCGCCATATGGACTGAGACGGATGGTTGGGGTAAGGCTCGTATCAGAGAGCTAGTGCTAGCTTAGACAGGCCACTTGTAAGGCAAGTCATCCCTGAGACCCGGCCACATCAGTCCGTAGTGGTCTGGCAGCTTTCTAATTAAATTGGACCTATGGGATTCCATTACTTCGTAATCCGATAACCAACTGGGCAACACGGGGTACTCCAGATCGATGCACATATCAGCCGCACGCTGAAGCATCTTGTCAGCGCACGTATCCTTATACCCTTTACGTGTCCATTCAGCGCACATGGCACGACCGTACAGCACAAGAGCTGGGATATGACCATCCCACATGCGTGTGGCAGGGTGGTTGCGCCAACCCTTGGCGGCAGGGTCGGTGAGTGCGTTAAGGATCTGCAGGCACTCGACTCGCTGCTTACCCAGTCGTTTGTTATCCAAGCATTGAGCGTTAGCTAGGAAGTTAGGGCCATAAGGCACAAACGTTTGCACTGTTACCCTACCCTTTCGTGGTCATACCATTCTTCGGCCAACTCGATAGCCGGGTCGTAAGTGTCCCAAGTACCATCGTCTCCAACCATGATCCCGTAAGGCACTTCGCCACGGTCACACAGATACTCAAATGCCTCTTTGATTCTTTTCATCTGGTCTTCTTCAGAAAGATCGTCCCATACTGGGGGACACTGGCAGTCACCTGCTGAGTGTCCACACCCACCAGGGCATGTGTAGTCACCCTGACAGTAGCTACACGGCTCTTCTGACAGGCTGTTACATCTACAGCCACGGGCATACACCGGGTCTGGGCGGTCGTAGTAATCCTCATCGTCGTGGTACCTAAACATCATTCCTCCTCTTTTAGTACAACAAACCGGTCACCTTCAGAGGTGATAAGCCCCATTGAACTACCGTTGTCCCACTTGACGTGAACGGTACCAAGGTCGTCAATGAATTGGACAACCCCCTCATCACCTTGTTTCAAATCAGTGTAAGGGTCATTTGTATATTGAAGCCGCACACGTTTGCCAATCAGGTGGTCAAGGTGTGAGTAATGTCTGGTGTTCATGGTGGTTCTCCTTGTTGTTGTCAGAACGGTTCGTCGTCGCAGGGGTCTTCCCCGTAGGGCTCGATAGCTACGAGGTTATATACCTCGGCCCACCGGTGCTCGCAGTCATAGCACCTGATTACGTGGGTAACGAAGTCAACTTCCTCCCAGTCAGCTCCGGTCCTACAGATGTGCGTACTACGGCAGTAAGGGCATTTGTTTGGGTTACGCAGGTACTCCTGCACTTCAGTGTCGTCAAACTCATCGAGCTTGTGCGGATGGATTACTTCGGTCATTACATCTCCTTTTGTAAGGTGTCGGGGTTGTATCCGATATCGGTTAGGAAATCCCTTAGGCGTTTGATCTCCGCGTTAAGGGCGTGGTACAGGTGCTGCCTCTCGATGTTCTCGATCAACGACACCTTCTCGAGATGCTCTGGGTTACAGCACGTAGTGTTACGGCATAGGTGATCTAATGTCTCTGCCTTGGTAAGGCTTACGTGCTTATGCTGTTCATATGACCAGCGGTGTACTTGGTACGCCTTATTGCCCACGTACATGCGGCCATAACCCTTATCCACAGGCCCTGTCCACAGCCAACACCCATCGTCTGTCTTTTTTATGTTCTTCCAGAACTTATCTTCTGGCAGCTTGGAATCTTCGATGACGTGCAACACGCCATCTCGTTGCATTTGCTTATAGTGAGCAGCGCATAACCCTTTTGATACGACTTTGCGGTTACACACCGGACCACGACACAGGCTCATAGACCCTCCTTTGGACAGCGCCACGATTGCGCTGTGCTTCAGTCTAACCGAACTCACCCCTGGCCAAGTGCTGTAGCACTATGACTTGCAGGCGCAACAAACCCTACAGAGGCATTGTGCGTCACTCGGCCAGGGGAGGGCAAGCTCCACCTCAGAAAGGAGTGAGAGGCGGGAGGTCGGTTATCTTGCCCTTACGCCTTGTTACTTGACCCTGAGTTGAGCCACCGGAGTCTTGACGGTGACTTGGTCAGCAACTTCTTGAGAGATCTTGCCAACATTGACTGCTGAGTCGAACATCTCTGTGGATACTTTGGGCTCCGTTACCAAGTTGAAGGTAGAAGCCGAGATCAGCTTACGCAGCTCGTCGATCTTGAAGGATCGTTGTGGGTACTGCACAAGGCTAATTGACTTACCATCGAGGCTGAGCTTCTTGAGGTCTTGATCGACCATCATCTGCTTGATGGACTTATCAAGGCCCTTGAGCCTCTCGGTCAAGTCGTCGATTGCCCGCTTAACACCAAGGTATTCCCTGGCGGTGTCTTCTAGTGAATCATTCATGATGATATCCCTTTCTGTTGTGTTACTGCTTACGATGATCATTTGGCCATGAACCCAGCTAGCGCACTAGTCATAAGCTGAGGAAGCTTACTGAGTTCGTTGATGTTGATCACCTCGTTGGCACCCTTCTTGCGCATCTTGTTGATTGCTTGGTCGTACATCCTAAAGCCAACCAAGATGATGTACTTGTTGTTGTCAACCCACGGTCGGATGTCCTCGACATCAGACCATTCGCCGTCAGTCAAGATGAGCACTAAGTGGTTCTGCTTGCCGTATGTTTGGTCAGGCATTTTACTGATGGCACCATACACGTTAGTGCCACCGCCCACGGAGATGGATATGAAGTCCGCCTCTTCGGTGTCTCCCTCAACAAACATCCTAGCTAAGTCGCTGAACGTAGTGATAGTACACGGGATGGAGAAGTACTCACAAGCCTTGCGAATACCCATAGCTGATATAGACAGTTCCTCAGCATGGCCACCCATGGAACCCGATACGTCCAACAAGATCGACACCGCAAGGTTATGCCCATTAGCACCGATATCGTCGAGGCCTGACCAGTAACGGTCATCACCGGGCTCAGCCATGCTGAACGCTACGGGGTCAAGCACACCATGCTCTTGGTAGAACCTCCAGCTGGGGTCAACCTGTGAGTGAAGCGACTCAAGCACCGAGATCATACCGTTAGCCACAACCTTGGTCTTCTCTACCTCATCGGATGACATTGCGTATGGGTTAGCATACGGTTTGATATCAGCATTGCGATGCTTGTTGATATCAGACGCCACTGAGTCAACCTCGTCTTTGCGTGTAGCGTTGGCCTGCTTGGCACGCTCGTTGTCAGCAAGCTTGCCGTACTGACTGGCTAGGTCACCGGAAGTTGATGGACCACTGGATTGGGGGTCACCCTCGCCCTTGTCCTGTTCCTCTCCCTGGCCTTCGCTGGGGGATTGGCTACCCTTGACCTTGTTGGGCTGCTCCATATCGTGTTCATATGGGTTAGGTACAACAGGCAACTGTTTAGCACCACCACTACCAGACTTACTACCGTGCTCGTTGCGGGGCTGCTTGGTTTCACTAGGGCACCCCTGATACCAAATGTACATGAGTTCAGACATACGAACTACACATTCGAACATCTCAAGTACATCGTTTGACTTACGGTACTTGAACACTTGCTCGTTTATGTCGTCGATGACTTGGCTGAACCCGTTAGTCTCAGCCAATTCTCTGAGAAGTTGACGGATGTTGCTCGGCAAGTAGGTGCGCCCAGCAACCCATGGCCAGGCAGTACCTGGGTGTTGCGGATCAATGACGCATGCCAACACAATCTCGGTGAAGTACCGAGACATGATTGGTGAGGTATAACACATGGCAGTCTCCATGCGTTGGTCTTCAAGTACGCCCCAAGCTGGGAACATCATGCGGGTGATGAAATGGCTTATGGAGTACTTAGACACCATATCGGTGTAATCACTAAGCAATGATGGTGCATGCTTAGCTACGTACTCACCGATTACCGACTTGATGATGGAGGCACAACCGTCCGTACCGATCATGCCCGTAACCTCCGTGACAAGGTTGTCAAAGGGGTAGGTCCACATGATATGGCCACCTTCGTGGTACACCATACCCTTGGCTTTAAACACCAGGTCGGACAACACTTCTGTGTTGCTGACGGTATCGATATCGCTTTCCGGAATGTGAAGCGTTATGTCGATTGACTCGTAGTCGGTGATGCCGTAGCTGCGGGTGTGTGGGTCAGCATCGACACGCAGAGGAACATTGATATCAAGGCTCTGTAACACCTTGTTGGCCATGTTCGTTACGCCGTAAGCAACACTCTCATATTTGTTACGCCGTTCATTACGTTGGCGGTACCAGTCCTCACGCTCGTTGTACGAAAGAAGCATCGAGGCAGTGTTGCGAGCACGCTCTTCAGCTTCTTTGGCATCACGGTTAACCGCATTACGCATACGGGCCCGAGAGTTGATGAGCTCCTTACGAGTCATCACTTGCCTACCCGCTAGCTGGGGGGACAGCGAGTCATCATCTATGTCTTCGTCGTTATGAGGTATAACCTCTTCAAACATTGACATGGTTACTCCTTATCAGTTGGTGTCTGGTTCTTTGGGTGAGGACACCTCGGTGTTGAGCATCACTCGGATACTACGATCCTCGATGATGGTGTCAACCACAGCCTTCTCGGACTTGGAGGTAAAGCGCCCAGCAAAGGCGAAGAGTGCGAAGTCAACTCCGAAGAGTGCGACGTTGCGCTCGAGCCTCTGAAGTGCAGAGGTACCCACCGGAGTGGAGATGGCACGGGTGTCACGTGCACTGCGCAGTGCCTGGCCAAGCAGTCGGATAGCAGGCGACTTGATGAGCTTACGCTCAACGTCGTCGTTGTAATCCCACGGCAACCATTCAAACCTGGCAGCGAAAGCCTCGTTGGTACGAGACATACCTGCATAACCGGGGTTGTAAGTGGAGATGATCCACAGGTCACGACTGGCGTACACAACCTCGGCCATCTTGCCACCGTGGCCGTCATCGACTGGGCGACGGATGTTGACGAACTGACGTCGGTCGTCACACAGAGGGTGGAGGGCTGACGTAACGTTGCCAGGCATGGCATTGATTTCGTCAAGGTACAAGATACCGCCGAGCCTAGCGGCTAGCGCAACGATGCCTTCCATCCACACCAGGTCGCCGTTCTCGTCAGGACGGTACTGGCCGAACATGTCGTGGTCAGTGATAGCGCTGTCACCCGCGAGCAGGAAGATGGGGAGGGGCTTGGACAACCCCATCTCCTTAGCGACGAGATGGGCCATGACTTCTACGAGCATGGTCTTACCGGTGCTGGTGTCACCGACAAGCCCAACGTTGGGGGCATACCCGTTGACACGTGCGTCACGCCACATAGTGAGCATGACGTCGGTGTCAATCTTGCCGTCAGGAAGGGTACGGCTGACGTACTCCTTGAGCAGGTTGGGACGGGACGGACGCCAACGGTCAAGTGCCGGGTCGTCGAGGGAGGTGATGGGGGTGGTGGCCGAAACCACCTTGGGCGCCTTGAGGTAAGGCTCGTCGTGGGTGGTCGTCGTGCTGACCGTGGGGGTAAGGCCGGTGCCGATGTTCAACTGCTTGGGGATGATGTTGACTTCCCCAACGCCATTGATATCGACAACAACCTTGCGCTGGTCAGGGTGTCCGTCGGGAAACACCTCGGGGTTGATGACCGTAGCCGTCAGCCCCTTGAAAGGTCCCGAGTTGACGATGACAGACATGCCCTTGTGCAGGGCCTTGGCTGCAACCATTGTGGTTCTCCTTGTTGTTGTTGGTGGTGTACCCCACCTTATCTGCATAAGGTAGGTCGTTGCAATTAATTACGTGTGACCGAAGTCACACGTAATTAACGTCGATGGCGAATGCGTACAACATGTCTTGCAAAGACTCGACTGCGTCGTACGTTTCGTCGTCGGCATTGAATGACCCGCTGGCAAGCAGGTGGATCAATGACTTGATCTCCTGCTCCGTGAAGATCACCGTGGTGAGTTGCTCACCCTTGGAGGATGACTTGATGATTGGCATGGTTTCTCCTAGCTACTAGCGGTAGGTGTCGATGAGGCTGTCCTGGAGTTCGTCTAGTAAGAACTCTCCCTTACCATCGACGATCTCTCCTGATGAAAACGCTTTCTGTTCAAGAAGCGCCCACAGGCGTTCGTCGATAGTCCAGGTGCCATCAATACTGGCCAGGCATATCTCGACATCAACGTCTGATATTTGCCCGATGCGGTGCAACCTGTCCTCTGCCTGGGTTAGATCCGCAGGCGACCAAGGTAGTTGTGCGATGATTACATTGTGGTTCCTCCCTCCACCGTGCAGGGTAAGCCCTACACCAACTGATTTGATCTGCCCGATGAGCACCCGAGCATCACCGTTGGTGAACAGCTCTACCGATTCGTCTTTCTCGAAGTCTTTCATGTAACCGTTGTACATGACAGCACCGTAACTCTCTAACCCCTCAAACAACGGCTGCATCACACTGTGATGCTCAGCCACGATGAACAGGCCAGGGGGTACGTCGTTATGCTTTGTGTCGTTAAGGAACTCTTTGGCATGTTCGATAACGGCTTTGACCTTGCACTCACCAGCGAGCTTGCGCATGGTGGTGATCTTTACCAGCGCCTCGTTACGTACAGCCGCACGCCAGTTCTTACCCTCACCAGCCAGGTAAGAGATAAGGTCACGCTCGGCTAGTAGATAGTCGTCGACAGCCTTACCCATACCCTCGGTGTACAAAGGTGCGCGACCCTTGTTGGGCAGATTTAGGACATCACCACGTTTGCGACGGTGCATGAACGAAGACGTCAGCGCCTCATGGAGCCCGAGCGAGTCGATGTTGGCACGCTTACCGTACTTGTTTAGCTTGCCGTTGGCGTCACGCTCTACAGGGCAGTAGTAGTTCCAGAACTTACTCTTACCGCCGATTGCCTTCCATGCCTTGTCACCAAGGATGTCGATCTGAGTACCGATCTCCTGGTTGCGTCCGTTAGGTACTGGGGTACCTGACATGAGCAGCCGTATGCCATTGACTGTGTTGGCCAATCGCATGACCGCCTTGGTACGTCTGGCGCTGAAGTTCTTCTCTCGATGCGCTTCGTCTACCACGATCACCCTGAACTTACCTAGCAGTGAGTTGGGATCCTTGGGGTCTACCCACTCACTGATGACTGAGTCACCAATGATGTACACGTCAGCAAGTGGCAGAGGGTTAGTCTGCATACCCTTGATGACATGGGTAGTCAGGTGGGGCGCAAACTTGGCTACCTCCTTGACCCACGTTGTGCGTAGGGATGGAGGCACCACCACCAATGCTGGCGCAAGGCCACGCTCAGCTACACGAGAGATGACACTGATGGCCACAGCAGTCTTACCTAAGCCCATATCAAGGGCAAGATAAGCATGCTGGTTGGCGAGGACAAAGCCCACAGCCTCCTCCTGGTGTGGAAGAAGCGTGGTCGTAGGTATTGGGGTACTCATGTAGTCACCGCCTCAGGATGTCGTCAGGCACATCAACTTCTGTGTCCCAGTTGTTATCTGCACGCCACTGTGCGTACACAGTTGTTAGCACCAGCTTGGCCATGCTGTGGATAGTGACTAGCAAAGCCAGTGCTTGAAACACGTTGTGATTTCCGTACATCAATGTACGGGAGGCAACAGCCAACACGATGATCTCACGAACATACGTGTAGTAGATGTACCTCTTACTCGACAAGGTTACTTTAGGCATAAGCCAACTCTCATTACTCCGATTTCTTCTTGCTTGTTTAAGAAGTCGTACATCTGTGCCCAGAACTCTTCGTTCCACTCACCGTCATCTGGTGCGGTAGAAACTTCACTGATGCGCTCTTCGATAGAGACTTTGGTAACACCATCGCGAGTGACGTAGATGCCCAGGAAGTCCATGCCAGGTTCGTGAAACTTTGTAACAAACACAAGTCCCTTGTATTTCTTTGACACCTTTTCCCAAAACGTCGTGCAGAACGGTCCCCACGCCGTGTCGTAGGCAAACTCGATGTAATGGATGTCCTTAGCACCAGTCCATAGATCGACCGCTTCTTTGAGAGGTGATAGCGGGGTGAGTACACGGGTTTCGCAGTCACCCCACTTGGTACCCCAGTTGACGTCAGCCCATGGGTACCAGTCGGAGTACCCAGTCTTCTCAATGCAGAGAGCCGTGTAATCCGCAGCTTTGGCGTCAGCTATTTCCTTCTCTTCCTGGCTGATGGGAAACTTTGAGAACTTGTGAGCCAGATGCTTAGGTGGCTTGCGAAGCACCATAGGCATTGGCATCAACCGCTTCAAAGAGATCTCTCCATGAAGCTTCGGGTAAGCAGGTGTTACCTTATCGATAAACTTTTGAAGCTTATCTTTAGGGCCGTACACCGTTGTGTAGTTAGAACACCAGTTAGGCATTGATCTCCTCCAAATGGATTGACTCCAACTTGTTCCAGGCAGCAGCGCCCTCGTAGACCTTTCCCATGTACTTGACACAGGTAATGTCGTTGAGAACCCATCCAAAATTAGGGCTGTCGTGCATGTTGGCTACTAGGTCGAACACTTCGCCAGCAGACTCAGCTACGTACAAGGCTTCACCATCCTCGTCAATGTCGTATTCCAAAGAAGGATCGACAATGATCGTATGGTGCTCGGTGGTCCCCGTGTCTTCCCATGTGACGGGGCCTATCACTATGTAACAGGCCCCGTCACTGAAGTTGCTAGCCACTAGACACCCACGGACAACATGGCATCGAGCTTGGCCTGAGCGCCGTCGATGACCTTGTTGAGGGAGTCGATGAGTGCCTCATCGTCATTCACGAACAGTACGATGTTGATTCCAGCGTACGACAGTTCAATCGTGTGAAACCTAATCGCAGAACCGTTGGTGTGGTCATAGGTGTTCGTCTCCAAGGACACTCGGTCCTTGTCGTTGTTGGCATGGACGTTGATCTTGGTACTCACTTGTTCTTCTTCCTGTTGATTGCTTCCTTGATTGCTTCGTCGAGAGGACCACCAGCATCACTCATGTCGGTGTCCAACTCTCCTCCCCGCATACGCATAGCGGTGTACACCGTACCGTGGTCAAGGAAGATGTACAACCTGACCCTGATACGGGCTTCGTGTTGAGACGGGCGTGTGTCGTCTTCGCCTGGCTTGTAAGGTGCCGCCCACCCGTACATGACGACCATCGCTCGACCCTCGATTCCGAGGTCAACAAACGCGTCGACCATTTCATAAGGCTCATCAAAGTCACTGACGTGTACGGCCAACGCGGGACCGTTCGTCTCAGCACTGATGGACCACAGAGAATGGACTGAATCCCAGTCGCATGCCTCTTCGTATGCCTTTTCAAAGGCTTGGAACTTGTGTTCAATGGTTGTGGTCATGGTGGTTCTCCTTGATTGTGGTGGTGCCCCAGCTAGCCGCTAGGGCACCACCGTGGTGAATGGTCAGCTAGTGAAGATGACCGATGACGGGGTGGCCACCGGAATGGGCATGGGCTTTTTGGGATCCCACGTCCTGAGCAGGTGGATCTGATCCCCGTTGAGGTAGGCAACGAATGCCTTCATGTACGTACCGAGGTGCACCGCAGCGGTAACACCAGAAGTACTCGGCTTGAAGTTACGGCTAAGCCAGTTGCGCAAAGCCAACCTCGGGTCGCCAGCCGAAAGGCCAGCGCCAGAGACAACTCCGGCAACAAACTTGTCGAACTCCGCAACACCAACAGTGTCGGAAGCCATGAGCCTCGCAGCACCCCAAGACGTAGTGGACCCACCCACAGCATTGCGGGTATTGCGCGATACGCTGGTTGTCTCCGTCAGAAGATCCTTGTGGGTCTCGACGTAGGAAGCGATGTCTGTCTTCGTCACAAGCGTCATGACGTTCGTGTTAGCCGGGTTCAACCCACTGCTAGCCACTAGGTACATGCGAGTGATTGCACTGGCATCACTGGGACTGCCAACTCCGAGCGAACGGACAACGTCCGAAGCACCACGGGCAAGCCCGCTGTCCAGTACTTTGAAAACTTCATCATCGAGGTCACGGATGACCAAGAACTGGGTAGGCACGCCTGCCAAAACCACAGCGTGAAGTCTGTGCTGACCATCGAGAAGACGGCCAGTACTACTGAACTTGAGTGCTTCACCGGTTGCCCGCCACTGGCCATTGGCCATCTGCTTGGCATAGAGGGCAACACGCTTCTTGCGGATGAAGCGATTACCCGCGTTGTACTGCAGTAGCCGTTCGGCATCCTGCGGTGTGATGGTTTCAAGTGTTACTCTCAAAGTAACCCTCCTTGGTTGGTAACCAGGGCCATGAGAACCCCGGGTTTTGGGACGCCGCCACGATTGCGGCTCGTTGTGGTCTTGCGAACAAGACCATTCGTTGGCGTGTGCCAGCACGCCACCGACTCTATGCGAAGATTGTCTGACCGAACAACAGCGTCTGAAGAATTACGTCCGCTGCGTCCGAGTCAATGTCGTCGTTTTGAAACGCCCACGTGACCGACTCGGGGCACTTGGGGTCGTCAAGCATAGCCTGGATCCCAGCAACAACCTCGTCGATGGTCAACGTTTTGCTGATGGGGGGCTCTACTCCGTCGATGTCGGTCTCGCTGTCTGCTTCAAGCAGGAGGAATCCTTCATCGTTCAGGTCAACAGTTCGCCACCACGGATAACAACTGGCGCCTGACCCGATCAAATGATCGAAGAGGTCCTCACTTGTCATGCTGATCGTGGCGGGGAACTTGAACTTGTACTTCTTCATGTGGTTCTCCTTAGCTAGTTACTAGTGGGTCAATGGTGAACTTGGTGGGGAGCCTGTCGAACAGACCGGCATCCACCTTCTTGACGATGGCGTTGTCGATGGGCACCACCACAGACACAGGCTTACGAAGCACTGACTGTACGTCAGAATCGGTAAGGGCTCGTGCCTTATCCAACACAACGATTACGCCATCACCAGGTGTGTCCATGTTGCGCCTGATGGACAGGTAGCAGTTACGCACAACCACGTACGTTTCGTACTTGTTGGTGTGGGGTACACAGTTGTCGTAGATAGCAACGTCAGCCTCGACAACTGTTCCGTGACGGTGCCACGTAACCTTATCGGTTACTCGGTAAGTGGCGTCATCAGTGTATGGGACGCCCATCGCAGCCCTCAGGTCACCGTCATCCTTATCGACGACAGCAACAGTGAGGCCCTGCTCCTCGAAACTCCGGGCCAGCAACAAGGTGGTAGTGGTGATACCTTGACCACCCTTGCTAGACACTAGGCAGATGTTCCTTGTCATGTCATTCCTCCAGTAATTTGTTGAGAGACTCGATGTCATCCATCTTGGAGTTCACCGCATCCATTGCCTGAGCCAAGACATTGTTGAACTCCGATTCGGGGTCGGCAAACTGTTCGTTGAGGTCCTTACGGATAAGGTCGATCTCCTCACGCTCGTCGTCCGATAGTGCTCGGTACCTACGGTCTTCACTGACAAGTGAGCCAGCGAACATAAGGCGCTCAAAGAACTCTTCATCCTCGTCCTTATCAAGCCCGATCTCACGTCGGATTTGGTTGATGTACGTAGCACACGGAATCAACTCATCACGCATGGCAGACTGGGCGATGTTATGCCAGAAGTGCTCGTGCTTGTACTCGTACAGCTTGACAACATCGTCAATTTCCCACTCACCATTGTCAAAGCGGATCCCGTCTGGGAAGAAGTCCTTGATGTCAGGTGCGTGGTCGGGGATTTTGCGCATAGCCTGGGCTATCTCGTAACGCATGTCCATTACCTCTCCTTATCTGCTGTTAGCAACGTCAATCCACTTGTATTGCTGCTCGGGGCACAGGTTGAACACTGCCGCCCTAACGATCGCGTAGTGGAGGTTCGCGTCGTTGTTATCAATAGCGCCCTCTCTTATGCGCTCTGATACATCTGACCCACCCATGCCCGTCTCTAGTGCATAGCACCAGGTGTCACCAAACTCAAGTAGGTCATCGGCACCAAGGGGCACGGATGCCCCGTAGTAGTAGTACACATCGTCAACAAAGGCGATCTTTGCGGGCGAGTAGTACGTTGTATTGGACGGCGGCACAGTTGCGACGGTGCTCGTCTCAAGTGCCACCAGAGTTGTCGTGTCATTCGACTCGGCAGTGCTGCACGCTGACAGCACGGCCAAGCCGATAACAACTGTTGCCTTACTCAGCAACGGGTTCCTCCTTGGGCTTGGAGGCGATAAGGATGCGCAGGTCTAGCAGGCAATCCTTGAAAGCCTCGCCTGGGACAATGCTGTTCTTGCCGTATGAGGACAGGGCGTTGTCGATGATGCGCAAAGCCTCATTGACTACCTCGTCCTCGCTAGTGGCTAGCTCACTCGTCATCAGGATCTTCTCCTAACTGGTTGAGCGAGTACCGAGAGATCTCGGGCCTCGGGTTGGGGAGCATCGTGAAATCCCTGGGTTGGTTGTCGTCCATGTCAGGATCCCATGATTCGTTGAGCATTCCTACGGTGGCTAGCACCTCGGTGTCCTCGATGAGGATACTTCGTACATCGTCGATGTGCTCCCAATCCTCGCTACTCGCCCAATCGGGATCGAAGTTGGCGATGGATTCAAGGAGCATGACGTATGACAGTGGCACTACCACTAGTACTACGTCATCATCTTCTGTGATCATGAGACTGCCCTTCTTGTGATGGTTTGGTGCTTGCTGGTGGTAACTGAGAACTTCTCGTTCACCAGGTGCCACTTCTTGAGTGTCTTGTTATACCAGGCGATTGGGGTGTGGTACGACATGACGATGAAATCGATGTGACCTTCCTCGATTGCCCTACGGAACTGGATCAGCTCGATTCCGTCAAGACGGCCCGAGCCTACTGCTTCCTTGGTACCCCACAAAGCGCCACTGGTCTTGAACGGCTGACGCTGGCGAATGAAGTGCCAGGCATCAGACGCCGTAGTGAGCTTGCGTTTCTCTTTGTAAGTGCTAGTCACTAGTTGGTCTCCTCCATCTTGATGACCTTGTGGATTGCTTCCCGAGCCTTCTCGGCTGCCTTGAGGGCGTCACGCATTGCGTCACCCACCTCGCCAAGACCACCCCTGTCGAGTTCCCACTTGAGGGACAGGGCAGACAGGGCGATGGGCAACTCACCCTTGTAACCCTGGTCTTCCTCCTTATCCATGTACTCGACCTCGTTGGTGTCGAGATCCCAGTACCCGAACACCACGTTGCCGTGTTCGATGACAAGAGCAAATGAGATGATCGTCTTGGCGACCTCTCCGGTCTCTGGGTCACGGGCAATGGCTGGGCACATGTACCCGAACGACTTGGTGGGCAGTAGTTCCGTGGTGAAACACAGAGCCCTGATCATGTCGTAGCTGTCGCCGTTGTACTCTGGCTTGTCATGTGCCGAGATGTGAGCACAGAACTTGCCGTCCTCATCGATTGGGATGATCGTTGCCAACAGATCCTCGTAAGGATTGGCAACCTTGTTGGCAATCTTGTTACTTATGTGAGACCAGAGGTCTTGGACTGTGGGAGTCACTCTTTCTCCATTTCTTCGGGCAGGTCGTCAGAGAACCCCATGATCCACTCCCAGAGCAAAGGAATGATCGAGGCAGCCTCTTCGAGAGATTCGACCTGACGGTTGGCTGATTCGATGCGACCGATCTCCTCCCCGATGGGTGGGATACGCTCGTCAATCTCGTACTCGTCCATGTCTGTCATGGCGATGGCTTGGGCTTTCATGCTGCGCCGGACCTCTTCGGTGACAGTGATCATGCTGACCCTGTTTGCCGAGAGGATCCAGTTGCCCTCGTCGTCAGCGAAGACGATGACTCCGCTGGGTGGTCGCTCCATAGCAGGAAGCATGGGGTTTCCTTTCTGTTGGTTATGGGACGGGCGCACGATTGCGGCGTGCGCCCGTCCCTGTTGGCTAGCGACTAGTGACCGCCGTTGAGACTGCCGGTCAGCCGTGTTGGCAATTTCTTGCCGTCGCGCACTTGCTTGAGGGCTTCGATACCCTCTTTGACGTTGTTCGCCATGTGGATACGATGCTTACGCACAAAGGCACGGCAGAACTCCGCACCCCTGGGCGTGTAGTCGTCGTACTGGTTGGTGACGTAGCCGTCACAAACCCATACAAAGGGCTCGCCCTTCTTGTGCTTGGACAGTGCATACACCAACGCAGGCCCATCGACACCGTTACCGCCGTTGCCGCTACGAACCTCGGCGCACACATGACCGCGCTCGGCCAGCACCCACACGTTGGGTACATCTTCAGTGCCAGGATGGTGGCTGTAACCGATGATGGTACAGCCAGGGCTGGCCTTGATGAGTTCCCAGATGTCGTCGGTGCTGAGGTGCATCGACCCCGACTGGTCGATGAGGATAACCCCACCGATGTTGCGGGCACGGCGATCAAAGATACGCATGTCAGGGTCAGTGAGCATGCGGTTGATACGCCTCGGGTTGACACCGATGTTGGTAGCAATGCGCTTGCGCCCAAGCCTGCCCGCGACACGCTCGGTGAGCGGAACCTTGTCGAGGATGAGCTTGGCAAACCCAGCGTCAGACAAGGTACGCTCGGTACCTTCGTCAACCTTGAGGTCGCCAGGTGTGCTAGGCACTAGCTGAGTGCCACCCATGTTAGCCAAAGACTGGGCAAGGGTGTACGACTGGTAGTCACCACCGGTAAGGGAGTCACCCTCGGTGTTGTGCGTCCAGTACTCGTTATCCACAAAGCGTTCGTGGAACCGGTAGTACTTGCACGCGTCGTTCACCTGGTTGATGAACCTGAGCACCTTGGGGTTGTCCTTGGCAGCCTTACGCAGGTTGGTCATCACTGACCGTGCTGCGTCGGTGTGAGCCGTGCGCACGATCAAGTCCATGATGGAGTTAGCATCGAGGGACTTGACTGCTTGCTCGGCAAGGAACTTCTCGTGACCGCACTTGGCTGTGTAACCGGAGTACACAGTCTTGGCGACGACGTTGGCACGTAGTGCCTCGGCCATGTCACGGTAGTTGCTTGGCACCTCTTCCCAATCCTCAGGGGCAGAAGCAAGATGGGCAGGGGACAGCTTGGCCCTGACCATCTCACGGATGCGCACTGAGCGACCGAGAGGAGACTCATCGAGAGGGACTGCCATACGCTTGTTAGCGACGTCAGTCCTGGCACCGCCCGGCCCGGCGTGACCGGGGGACACTGACCACTTGCGTGAGTCAGCGTCCTCCCGATCCAGCCAGTCGGGGAATGCCGGTACACGGGCACCGGACATTGGGGTCACCTCCTAGTGACTAGTGACTGCGTTGACGCGGATGGCATCGAGGATCGAGTCCGCCATGTGGCGGAACACGAGTCGAGCCGCACGCTCGTCACCGTGGACACGACGGACGTCCTGGAACGTCATCCAACCACGGAGGGAGATACGCCTGTCACCAGGCGCGTCAGCCGACTTGGACGCCGGGGTACGCAGATCCTCGTCGAGGAGTGCGAGAGCGTCCGGGTGGGGCTGATCGATGCGGATGCGCACGGCGAAACGATCCGTGAGCGCAGTCGGCAACTCCGTCATGTCTTCCAGGTTGGTGGTCATGAAGACCGAGAACCCGGGCATGGGGCGCACGACCTCACCCGTGACGGGGTGAGTCCACGACGCACTATCGGGGCTGTCGAACATTGCCAACAGCTTGGAGAGCACGTCACCACTGGCGCGGTCGATCTCGTCAGCGACGACTCGACCACCCACAGCACCGTTGCCACGCCAGGCACGAAGGACGGCGCCCTCGTTCCAGACGAAGCCCTGCGGGCTGTTCATGAAGTGACCGGTCACGTCTGCGTCGGTCATGTCCTCGTTGCAGATGACACGGAACGCACCAGCCTCGTTGAGGTTGAAGTGCGTACCCGTGAACGTCTTGCCGGTCCCGGGGGGGCCGAACAAGATGATCTGACGGATGCCAGCCGACACAGCGTCGGCCACCTCCTGCCAGCACTCGGGCAAAGTGGTGTTTTCCACTGTGTGGTCCTTTCTCATTGGGGTTGGTGTTGTGCGTTGTACAGACGCACCCCTGTATCCGCTAGTGGCTAGTCGTTAAGCAGGTGCCACGACTTAGCCCCGAGCGTCATGCAGTACCTGTGCCCAGTTGCTCGGCACAGGAGATCGAGCGCATACCCGCAGGTATGCCGGATGAGCTTTCTCATAGGCAAATGGACGGCGGCACGGTTGCGGCGCACCGCCGTCCTAGTGACTAGAGGTCCTCGCCTGGGATTCCGACGAGTTTACGGGCCTCACGGAGTGTGCGGCCCATCGTCTCGACGTCGCCTGATTCGGCGGCTTCGACGCCTTTCACCGTCAACTTGTACAGCGCAACCGACGGGGCCATGGGCACCGGGTTGTCTTTTGTGACGGTCTTGTTGAGGAGGTTGACAAGCTCCTCAAGTTCTTGTGCCAAGCACTGCGCGGCATGACGCCACAACTTGGCTTGGGCTTTCCAACTGGTTTCCAACACGATTGTCGTGTCCTTTCTGCTAGTTGCTAGCCACGACGGGGATGCGGGCGAGTCGCTCCTTGAGCTTCTCGATGAACAGGATCTCCTGCTGGAGGATGTCCATGTCCTCGTAAAGGCCGTATCGGTAGATGGTGCCCCACCGATCCGACCCGATGGCTCGGGCCTTGCGCTTGGTTCTCATGACCATTGCTCCTTCCTCCACTCCCGCTTCTCACGGGTGCGGAACATGCGGTGCCACCTGTTGGCACCTCTTTTCCCCTGAGCCTTGCTGTCGGAACAGC